ATGAAACGGATTGCCGTTGCGATCGAGGTCGCCGACGAAAACCTGGATGCGCAAGGACTGCGCGCCGACGTGGAGGACGAATACGGGGTGAGAATCGTTCTCAATTCGAACTATGCCGACAAGGCGATCCTGATAGTGCCCGAGCCGATGCGGGTAGGCGGCGAGGAGATCCTCCCCCCTGTGCGCATCGACGCCCTGAAGGCCGCACTCGAAGCTCTCGGCGTGGCAGTGGCCACGCCGTCGTCTCTGGACGATGCGCTGCTGTCGGGCGCCGAGCAGGACAATGTATCGGCGAGGAAGCGCCTGAGGCTCATGTTCCGCGAGTTCGAATCGAATCCGCTGTCGAGCGTGGACCTGCGCGGAAAGGACCCCGCGGACCCCGACAGAAGAGCCCGCAAACTCCGAGCGAAGCGCTTCAAGGAGGCCTTCTACGATTCTTTATCCGAGTTCATAGCGGCCAACCCCGGGCTGAGCTACAAGGACTACTGGGATGCGGACCACCGGCCCTACGAGAAGCAGTGGCCCGAGTATCGGGCAGCCGTCAGGAGAGCGAAGGAGCTGAAGCGATGACGCGAATGCGCTATACGACGCCCGCACGCTCGCAGGGCGTTCGCAGGCGGGTGTTCGTTCGCGATCCCGCACCCGAAGTCGAATGCACTGTGCGCAAGAGGCTCGTACAACGCCTGGACGGCTTCCACTGCGACCTGCAGGCTATGCGCACGCCGCACGTCACCGGCCCTGCGCCGGCCGGGACGCACATCGCGCTGAACGACGCTCCTCCTCTTCCGTCCACGGCCCCGGGCGACGGGGCTGAATCCGAACCCGTTCGTGTGCGGGCGGCCGTTCCGCTCGGACGACTCGGACGGTGTGACTGCGGAAGGGGACGCGGCATGACGGTCGTAGCTTTTTTCGACGTCGCCGGGCCGCACGATAGAACCCGCCGCGATATGCGCGCAGCCGCATATGCGAAGCGAGCGGAAGACGATAGACGGGAGGAGCGATAAATGACCGCGACGTACATAGCTTTGGAGGGCCCCGACGGCGTGGGGAAATCGACTGTGGCGGCCTCGCTGCGAGCGAGGCTGCTACACCGCGGCCGCTCCGATGTGCGCATACGGCACTTCCCTACGGACATGATGATCGCGTGTGCGCAAACAGCCGACTACCGCCTGAAGGCGGAGGACTACGCGAGGGACATGGAGGGTTGGCTCTCCTTCCGACCGGAGCCCGTGCTGTTCCCCGACACGCCGGCCGCAGCGAGCGAAGGAAAGCTGTACATCCTGGACAGGTGGGCGCTCAGCACCTCGGTGTACGCCTCTCTGCGGAGCGAAAAGACCCCGGAGAACGTAGCGCTCACGCTGAACTGGCTGAACCGCGTTCCGCTGACGACGTTCGTGCTGATGCCTCGCGACCCCGCCGAGCTGACGGACCCGGACTTCCCCGGCCCCGACCCTTATGACCCCCGAAAAGTCACCGAGGCGTACCGGAAGTCCCTGACGAACGCGTTCGTCGCGGGGGAGCTGTCGAGGTTCATACCGATCGTCGTGGACCGCACTCAGGACACACCCGACTCCGTGGCCGCGGAGATCGCCGAGTGGACGACCGGGCTTACGAAGGGGGTGTGATGCACATCGCATACGGGGGCGCTTGACACCCCCGTCGACTCTGCCTAAACTGTAAGCGCTGCGGGGGAAACCCGAACCGAGAGAAAGGAACGCGATATGAGAACAACCCCTACTGTCGACCGGGTCGTCGATTTCTTCGACGCGCACACCGTGGAACTTTATCCCGATGTTAGAGACAGGGTCGCGTACACGGTAATCGACATTCGTTCAGGCGACGGCTCGACTGTGCGGTTCTACAATGCAGTTGAAGAGGAGTTCATGAAACTGCGGACTGCCGGTGTGAGTAAACGGTTTCAGCCGCTTTTCCACGAGAAGCTGGCGGGTGTGCGCCATGCGGAGGACGGCCGGCTGTATGCGATTCTGTCGGATCCCGACCCCGATAAGGAGGAGAGCGGTGCGACGTACGAGGAGCCTGTAGACGTCTTCCCGTTCGCAAAGGTGCAGGTGGGCCCTGATTGCGTGTTCGGGACCCGTATCTCGGCGGTGGCATTGGAGTACGGTCCGGCAGCTGTGACGGTGAGTCTGATGGCACCGTTCGCCGAGATGGTTCAGGCCACCCGCCCTTATGCCGACGGCGAAATGGACGGGCTGCTTTAACGACAACCACCCGGAGCCCCCACAGAGCGAGGGGTCTCCGCAGAGTGAAAGGAGAGAAAGAGTATGATAGGGACGAAGTATACGCCTGAGCTGTTGGCGGCCCTGGCTAAGATGCCGCTGATGGCCCGGTTGGATGTGGCCGTGCCGCCGGTGGGAGACGACCCGGAAGAAATCGACTCGTACACTGTGCGCTACAGTGATAACGGCGTGAAGGAGACGACGCTATTCGCTGCGGGAGACGTGCGACTTGTTCCCATCAGGGTCGTGGGTGCCGCTAATCGGTCTCGCATGATCGATGCAGTCGTGGAGAAGTACGTGGGCCGTGTGTCTGTTCGGAGCGAGTCGTCCGGGGTGTGCGTCGGTTTCACGACGTACCGTACGTTCGACAAAAGTGACATCGAAACGACTGCGTTCCCATTTTCGGCGGGCACTGTCGTCGACGTTGACATGGGCGTGTCCGAGTACGGCTTCGTGGAGTACGTCGAAGAGACGTATTCGGCTGCTGATAAGATCACGTCCTTATATGGGGGCATGGATGATGCGGACCCGTGGCTGGTAATCGTCGAGCCTAACTGAAAGGAGGAATGACATGCTGTTCTATGATTACGAGGACTGCCTGTGCGCATATATCAGGAATCGTGGTTTCGTGTGCGTGGACGCGAATAGTCCTCGCTTCGACGAAGAACTGCCCGCACACGCCAGCCTGTCGGTGTGCGATGAGGCGGCGCCGTACACGAACCCCTACGGGGACGTTCTGCTAGTGCACCACCGCCTTCCGCCTGACATGTGCTATAACACGGTGTTGCAGGATCTGGTGCCGGAAGAATGGCATAACATGTTCACGGTGGAGGACGGCGAGCGGAACCCGTACACGGAGATGCTGCGCGGTGAGGTGAATGCAGACCTGGTTCAGCCTGTTCCGAGTGAGCCGTGGGCTGGGAGGAAGACCCTCTATCGCAACGTGCGGCTGTCTTATGATAAGGGGAGTCGTACGATTCACGTTCGCAGGGAGAACGATAGCGATGCAGCCACTTGTCTTTTCGACATGAAGAAAGACGAGTTCATGCATATCTACCATGTGATGTGCATTGACTGGTGACGCACAAGGACATCGCTCGGGCTATAGCGAACGATTATGACACATCTGGTTCGGATGTGCGCCATTACAGGGCAGACGGTACGCCTACCGTGAACACTGAAGAGGCGCGGTACATGTCCCGCTACAACCCGCTGACGAAGCGGCTGAGGGTGATGCTTTACCCTCATCATGAGACGATCGGGTTGTTCTATTTAGGCGATTGAGAGAAGGAAAGGAGAACGATAGGAAATGGCCGATTCGTTTGACGTGCAGTGTGCGCTGGGAGATGCGAAGGGTCGTGTGTTCACCGGCTTGAGCCGACGGGTCCGACCCGCACACAGGGATGCGCTGGTATTCACCTTCGATGACGGCGGCGAGATCGAGATACCGGGCTCGACGCCCGATTACCTCATAATGGCCGCGGCTGTGTTCGAGACTGGTGTGCGCGTGGGCGGAACATATGTCCGCGAGGATTTGAACGACATAACTGACGTGTCGTTAGTAAGCTAGAAGGGCGAGAAGATTGCTCGCGTGCGGTTGATGCGGCCTCCGACCCACATGGCTGATGACCGTGGCGATATCGGCCATCAGTTGCAAGGTAAGACGGTTGAAGCCGTACGGTTGTCAAACCGAGACGTCTCTGTCGTCTACTGGGACAGCCAGAGCAGATGCCATAAAGCCGTGTCGTTCGATGCTGTGTCGGTGCGCGTGAATACATCTATTCTGCCTGTTACAGTTAAGCGTGTGTTGTATGAGTCGTATGCGGACCGAGTGGACGTCTTAGATCAACGCAATACATTGATTCTGTCTGCTGATCGCCCTAGACGGGCCTTGGACAGAGCTGCTGACGGCGGTATTCTGACCGACACCGGCGACTGGTGACATATGTCACATGGGCGGGGGCTTGACAGCCCCCGCCTTTCCGTCTACACTGGACGTACAGCGACCGAGAGAAAGGACATCTTACTATGGAATTCGAAAAACCACGGGACTACGTGGAGACTTTGAAAAATCTTGAAGGGTTCCCTTTGATGGGCATGGAGGTCATGGATGGTCGCTTGTTCTTCACTAGCCTGTCCCGTCATGTATCGATCCCTTTGCGTAACAAAAGGAGAGATTGGGGTTATAGAGTGGGGCGCTATGGCTTGAACAATCTCGATGTGCTTGTGAGCTACGTGAGGTACGACGATCAGTTCAGGCAGGTTCGACTCTTCGACGGGTATGGCGACGTTATCGCACACGTGGAGCTTCGGAACGTCACCCGGAAGGATTGGCTGCTCGGCGAACTGTACGGTCAGAACTTGCACAGCTCGATGAACGTCGATCAATACAAGAAGTACGCTCTTCTAGCCACCGGAGTGGTGTTCACGGCGGAGGCCGATGGCCTGACGGGCGTTTCCATTCGCTGGCCGTTTCTCGACTCTCCGGTGGACAGCGTCGTCGACTGGGGCGACAGGGTGTACGTCATGACCGGGAAGGGTAGGGCAGTCGAGCTGTTTTTCAATGCTGAGGAAGGGGGAAACGAAGATGGCGAGGACGACTGACGGGAAGCTGATTCAACGGGCTTTCGATCTGCTTGACCCACTGGTGCGCGAGGGGTGGGCTTTGCACACTGTGAACTATACGGCCGATAGGACCACGCTGTTCTTCGATAACGGCGTCTCGGCCTACCTCAAAAGATCGGAGTACTTCGTATCGAATTATAAGCCTCGCGTCCGCTCAACCCCTCTCGCCTCTATGCGGCATGTGAAGAAGCAAGACGGATCGGATGCGTGGCAGTTGCTCGATGGGGAGGGGCACACCGTTCTCACCGTGGAGCTCGCACAGCCGACCGACCCGCTGCCGGTTTACGTTGCGAAGATGCGGGAAGCGCTCATCGGGTCTCGTGTGCAGAGCGTATCGGCGTCGGACGGCGGGCTGTGCCTGCACCTGGACGACGATTACGACGCCGTGACGAATGGGGCTTTGCGTGTGCGCATTCACCCCGAGCGGGTGCCGTTCACTGTGGGCGACGTGTTCGTTAACCGCGGCGGTGCGGACCTCATTATATGTCTGTGCGCACAAACGGAGAGCAAACCCGTTGTAGCCTTTAAGATTGATCGGGACGCCTTGGATAGGAAGGAGCTGTCATTCAATGTTATCTGACAAGGACATTAAAAAGCTGGCGAAGAGCAAGGGACTGGTGTACCCGTTTCGCGACGATTGCCTTCAGCCGGCTAGCTACGACGTGCACCTGGGTCCGTACTTCCTCAACACGAAGACAGGTGAACGGCATGTGGCCTGGGGTGCACGGGGCGAGTTCGTTCTCCAGCCCGGCGAATTGTGGCTTGGCGCGACCTTGGAGAAGTTCGAGCTTCCAGCGAATATCGCCGCCCAGATAGAGGGCCGGTCGAGCTGGGGCCGTCTCGGGCTTATGACGCACATCACCGCCGGCTTCATCGACCCGGGGTTCGAGGGTATGATCACCCTGGAGCTGTATAACGTCAATTCCTATCCCTTGGTCCTCCCGACGGTTTTCGACCTGTTGTTGGATTCGACCGGTGTGGAACCGATCGCACAGGTGTCGTTCATGAAGCTCTCGTCCAAGGCGAGGGAACCGTACAACACAAAAGGGCACTACCGTAACCCGATCGGTCCCCAGTTGTCTCGTCTCAAGGGGTGTGTGAAGAAACGGTAATGGATATAGCCGACATCTGGGGGGGCGAAAAATGGGTCAAGCAGGCGCGCTGCAAGAAGAGCGACATCGGAATGGACCTGTTCTTCGCCCCCCGCGAGGGGGCCGACGTTGAGGACGACCCCTACTACCTGCGGGCCAAATGGGTGTGTTCGATTTGCCCCGTGCGACTCGAATGCAGGGACTATGCGGACCGCGTGGAGAAAGGACAGAAGAGGCTGTTCGGCGTGATAGGCGGGGAAGACCCGTTCGAGCGCCGGGCCAGGAGAGAAGAGGAGGGTAAGCTGTGAGGCAGCTGCTATACGGGAAGAAGGGGCCTCTTGAGGGTTGGTTCGCCGTCAATCCGGACGACACGCTGGATTATGTGCCGACGTCAAGTGAGGCGATGCACAACTCATATCGGGAGACGGTGGAAGATGCCAAGGGCAAGCCGTTCCGGGCTATCAGCATCGGGTACGCGTCGGAGCGGCAGATCTTCTACACGTGCAACGGGATTCGACTGATTCTAGTAAAACAGGACGAACCTCCATTCTACCCTGGCAAGGCGCCGTCTGGGTACTACTATGACGCGTCTAGGCACACTGTGGATCGCTTCTATGACCCGCCGTTCCACGTTAAAGGAGAGGAGTGCCCGGCCGACTCAGTGACGGGCTTGTTGAAGAGCCAGGGCTATGTGTGGTGCCGTCGTAAATACGATGGCACCGAGTTCCTCCTGACGAAGGACCCTGAAGGCAAAGCCGATGTGGACAAGTACTACATTAAGGCATTCTCGATCAGTCTGAACCTGGACATTCTGGTGCGTTCGATCGATATTTCGTGTGCTAAATTCGAGGTTGTTCGATCATGATCGAACAACCACTCAAACTCACACCCGAGCAGGAGGGGAAGGTGGAGGCCGTCGTCGCACAGCGGGATGGCCTCCGGGCTGCTTTGGACGTGTCGGATACGGGGACGGGTAAGACCCTGTGTGCGGTGGAGGTTGCGAAGCGGTTGGGTCCGACTACGACGCTGATCGTGGGGCCGGCGAAGCCGCAGATCGTAGCTGCGTGGGAGAAGACGTTCGCCAGGCAGGGCGTCGATTTGCCGTTCAAAAGGATCGATTCTAAGCACCTCGACTACTTCGACGACTTAAGCCGACATGTCCCCGGCGTGTACTACGTGGGCCGGGAGTACCTCGGCCTGTCGGATTTGAACGGGAAGAATGCCGAGAAGGGTAAGAAAAACCTTCTTCCCTGGATTAAGGCCAAGCCCGACTTCGTCGTCTATGACGAGGTGCAGTCGGCTTCTAACCGTAAATCCGGACGGGCCAAGGCGATGTGGAGCCTGCGGAACGCAGGCTTCAAGCTGGCCATGTCGGCGACGCCGCAGGGTAACCGCTTCGAGGGCCTGTGGTCTATCTGCCGCTGGTTGTGGTGGGGTGTGGAGGACCCTGAGCGTGTCCCGCTGTCCAGCGACAAGAGGGACTGGTTGTACGTGGAGGGCTCGTTCCATCGATGGAAGGCGCGGTGGTGCGTCGTCCAGGACAGCTGGATACACGACCGCTACGGTAGACTGCAGAAGATTGAGACGATCGTCTCGGAGAAGCAGCCGGGTGCTTTCCTTCGGTCTTTGCCGTGCGTCGTCGGCCTTCCGGCCGACAAGAAGCCGGTGGACACGCGTATCGTCGAGTGCGAATTGACGCACAAGCAGCGTGAGATATACGACAACCTGCAGTATGAGTTGATCACGGAGATCGAGGGCGGTTTGCTGGTGGCGTCTCTTCCGATTGTGAAGATTGTGCGCTTGCGTCAGGTGGCGCTGGGTGAACCGTGCATGGTGTACGACCCTGATATCGACATGGACAGGGTGACGTTCGACTCGGACTGCCGCTCCAGGAAACTTGACATGTTGAACGCGCTGATCGAGAAGCATCACCCTCGGGACAAGGTGCTGGTGTTCACGTCGAGCCAACGGTTCGCGAATGCCATTGCACACAGGGTGTGTGCGAAGACAGCTCTGTATACGGGCGCGCAGTCGGCTAAGGCACGCAGTGAGGCGTTTGCAGGGTTCACAGCGGGGGATGTGCAGGTCTTGCTGTGCACTGTCGGCGCCGCTGCTGAGGGCCTGGACGGGCTGCAACGGGTGTGTCACGTCGAGGTGTGGCTGGACGAGGACCTGAACGGGATGCTGTGCGAACAGGCGAAGGGTCGGCTGAACCGGATGGGCCAACCTGCCGAGCGGATCGTACGCTACTACTTCCAGGCTCGGGACACGATGGACGACGGCACTTTCCAGCGTCTCGCACAGCAGGCGGAGAACAATCGTTCAGTACTGAACAAATGAGCTATATCACACAGACCCCGGCTTGCACTTCCGGGGGCTGTGTGTGTACTGTGGAGGCACAAGCCAACCGAGAGAAAGGACTACATCATGACGATCACGGAGTTCATCGAAGACCTTGAGAAAGCCCGCGCCAAGTACGGCGACTTGAAGCTGTTCGTGGCACGGGGCTATCAGCTGTACCCGGTTGAGTCGCTTGACCTGTTCGACTGCCGCGTGGGGTACAACGAGCATTATGATGAGTTCTTCGAGTCGAACAATGCCGGGTTCGGTGCCGAAGAGGCTGTCGTCCTCGGATAAATGAGAAAGGAGGCATATGATGGACGACTACGTTAACGACCATCTCAAGGGCGCGCCAATGCTGTTCGATAATATGGACAAGTGTTACGCGTTTATTCCAGCTCTTGGTAAATGGCTGGACGTGAATGGTGCAGATTACTGTCTGGGGTTGTCAGATATGCGCAACCTCATGGATAACGACTTGCTGTATTTTGCGACTGTCCCGTTCATCCAACACGTGTGGGGCCAGCGTGACACGCAGCGTGCCACATTGGAACCGCACACCACACTGAAATACAAGGACGGGCCGATCGTCATATGCAACACAGGCGACACCCCCGCTGTCATCGAGTGTAAACACATTATCAATTTCGCGATCAACAAGGGCTGGGAGCTTCAACTGGTATGAGGAACGACGAACTGCTGTCACTGTTCACGCCGCAGACGCGGCGCGACAAGCAGATCCGGGTAGGTGCATCAAACCTGTCCAATCCGTGTGCGCTGTGCCTGGCAGAGGACATCCTTCCGGGCGTCAAGGACAAGAGCGGAGTGGCGCTCAAGCCTCGCGAGATGCGGGAGTCGAACTTCGTCATGGGGGCGAGGATTGGAACGGACATCCACCGCGGCTTGGAGTATTGGGCTAAGCGGCTCTTTCCCAAGTGGGAGCTTGAACAGCGTTTCGAGCTCGGGCTCTACGAGAACTACGGGCTGATCCGGTCCACGGCCGACGCATACGACCCCGAAGACGGGACGATCGTCGATTACAAGACGACCACCCGATCCAAGCTGAAGGCCCTCAGCGCAGTGTTCTCAATGCACGGAGACGTGCCGGACGTGACGGGCGACAGCGCCAAAGCCAAGTACATCGCCTACGTCGCACAGACCCACCTCTATGCGCTCGGCAAGGAGCGCCGCGACGGCGAGGGGACTGTGCGCAAGATCAAAGTCGTTTTCATTCCGAGGGACGCTTCGCAAGTGTCCGATGTGGAGATCTTCACACTTGACTATGACCGTGAGAAAGCCGAGCGAGTGTGGCAGCGTGGGCAGCACATCATCGACGCCCTGTGCGACGGCTTCACGGACTTTCCGTCATATCCCGGCTGTTATCGCTGCAACGTGCTGGCCGTTAAGAAGGACAAATAACCGGGGGTGTGCGACATGAAAGAACAAGACGACATTCTGGAGTACGGTTACATATCGGGACTCATCGACAGCCTCGAAGAGAGGAAGAAGGAACTCGCTGCAGCTATCAAGCAAAGGCTGCAGGTCGGTGAGTCCGGTGTAGCCGGGCCGTATATAGTGACGCGAAGGGAGGTTCACCGTTTCGATATATCGAAGGCTGAAAAGGCTCTACCTAGAGATACGCTTCGACGTTGCTATGTTCAAAAGCTGGATCCGAAGAGAGTGAAATCACTGGCTTCGGCAGAGGAATATCTTCAGTGCCTTAAGAGCACAGAGCAGCTTTACATCCGTCAAGAGAAAGGAGAAGACGAATGACCGACTTCGACATCGAATCATTCATCATCAAACCCGACGAACTCAGCAAACCCGAGCAGATCCTCGTCTACTCCGACTACGGCCAGGGGAAGACGACGTTCGCAGCCTCGGCTGCTAAGTTCGAGCCCACCTCGCCCGTACTGTACCTAGACCTCGAAGGCAGCACGACAGGAGTCACACGCGATGTTCCACCGGAGAACATCGACATCGTCAGGCCTAAGAACATGCCGATACCAGAGGGAATGACCAAGGAGGAAGGCTGGATCCACAACACGGACCGCATTCTTGTGGCCTTCCTCACAGGAGAGATGTCCCGTGAGTACAAGACGATCGTCATCGATCCGCTTAACGTCTACAATGACTGGTGTGCGGATCACTTCGAGGCCGTCGAGATGGCCAAGCAGAACCCCAACAAGTTCGCCATCTGGACGGAGGCAGCCAAGAAGACCACCGGCTCGAACGGGATCTTCCCTCTTCTGAAGGACGCCGGGGTGCTGTCCATCCTCGTCGTCCACCAGAAGACCGACGACAACGGGGTGGCCGACTTCGCTTGGCGCGGCTCCGGCTCGCGGGCCAAGGTTGGACAGACGCCCGACGTGGTGGTACATTTGTCACTGGACACCGACCGGAAGACCGGCGAGTCGCACACGGAAGCGCAGATGTTCGCATCCCGAACGATCGGGGCCAAGAACCGCTTCAACCTTCCTCCGTTTGTGGAGGACCTGACCATCGAAAAGCTCTGGAAGCTTTGCGACAACCACTGAGAGAGGAGAACACTATGGTACGCAAACCCGCTTATAAGGCATTCAAACTCGACGACAAGGAACTTAAGTCCGCTCTCGGAGCCGACGGCCACTTCGGGGGCCGCGGAGGAGCCGTCAAGGTTCCGGCGCCTGGGGTTTATCGGGCGATAATCTGCGACGTGGAGAAGGGGGAGTACAAGTCCGCAGCCAACGCCGGGCTGCCCCGCCTCGTCGTTGACCTGAAGATCATCGAGGGGCCTGTTGACGACTACGACGGCGCCATCGTCAAGGATTTCAACGTCCCGCTTCAACCGCACTGGAAGAACGGCAAGCTCAATTACAGCTTCCCGAACTTCTGGGAGGCCGTCGGCGCCTACGACCCCGACGAGGGCTTCCTTATCCCCGAAGACGAAACCGAACTGGTCGACCCCGACCAGACGGTCCTCGTCAAAATCGGGAACCGCCACAATGATCGGGGTTACGTAAACGCAACGGTCGAGTCCTACTACGTGGACGATGGGAAACGCGAGCTGGAGCAGCTCGGAGAGCCGCTGAAGCCCAAGGTCGTGCAGGACGCACCCGCGGCTAAGGTCCAGCCGGCTCGGGACACGACGAGGAAGTTCAGCATCGGTTAAGAGGAAGGAGTAAGGAACGGCCCCAATGGGGCCGTTCCTGCTCTATAAGACAACGTCGGTTCAGAAGAGAAAGGAAGAGAAGATGGAAGCAATAGAATTCCTGGACGCGATATACAAAGACATCGAGGGTTACATCAACATTGTGACTATGGATCCCCTCGACGAGGAAGAGACTGTCAAAAGCAAGTTCATCGCCTGGCCGGAGAAGCGCGACCTCGCACAGCGCTACCTGTCCATCCGCGAAGATGAGAACACTTACTGCTCGGTCGGCGTCTTCTCAGGCAAGAGCCGCTCTGGCGACGACGAAGGAGCTATGTGCGGCGTCGTGTGGGCAGAAGCCGACACCTGCCCTCCGAGCGAGTTCGAGGTCGAGCCCTCTTTCGTTGTGCGCACATCGAGGAACCGCACGCACTGCTGGTGGATCCTCGACGAACCCCACCCGTTGGCCGAGTGCTCGGAAGTGGCGCGGTCCATCTACCAGAAGCATCGCGATAAAGGCTGCGACTCCGGGTGGCAGGCGTCCAAGCTGCTTCGCGTGCCGGGCTCCGTCAACACGAAGTACGGCGCCGATTACCCTGTGCGCGTGGTTGAGAACACCGGTTCCGTCTACACGCTGGACGAGATTAAGGCGGTCTACCCCGTTGTGCGCCTCGAAGAGGCTAAGAAGGTCGGAGAAGCGCCCCCGATGTGCGATGATGAGCAGCTTCGCGTCATCGAAGATAAGCTCAAGACGCAGTCGCTGCGGTCTATGTACCTCGACGAGATCGAGGACGGTCGACAGAGCTGGTCTCAGACGGCCAAGAAGTTTCAGATGGAGCTCTTCAGGGCTACATTTAGCGACAACGAAGTGTACCAGCTGATGCTCCGCGCGCACTGCAACAAGTACAACCCCGTCTACGCCGGTCGGAAAACCAAGGAAGGCCATGCCATTCCGAGGCGCGACAATTGGGAGTTGTGCACATGGAAGGAGGTCGAGAAATTCAGTAAGGAGTACAAGGACAGTTTCACGCACCTAGACGAGAACGGGATCGCTCTCGGAGACGAAAGCTTCGCCAACGCCATCCGGGAATACCAAACCGGCGAGATACAGCTTCTCACCGACGACGAGGTGGCTTTCGTAGAAAGCGACGACAATCCCACGTTCGTCAAGGATTACATCGACTACGGTCGCACAGTGACGGACACCGCGGATGCATATCATGCTGCACTGGGTATTGTGACGATGGCTACGACGATCGGAGCCTTCGGGTCCATCAACACGACGGGCGACGACGAACAGGGGCTTCGCTTCTGGCCGCTCATTCTCGGCCCCTCCGGTACTGCGCACAAGACAACTGCGGTGAATGGAGCTCAGACGGTCATCGACCTGTGCGGTAATTTGATAGGGCGTGCTAACAGCATCAAAGTGGCGAGCGATTCCACTATTCAGGCTATGAAGCGTGACATCGCACCGTTCCACAACACGCCCACATATATGGCGTTAGACGAGATCCAAGACAAGTTCCGAGATATCATGGACAACCGCGGGTCATGGAACGGCTTCGACGCCGGCCTGTGCAAACTGTTCAGCGGCGAAGTCGAGATGACGCGTCGTATCACCACGGAAGGCGTCGACAGGGCCAACGCACACCTCAATGTAATTCTCACAGGTATCTACGATGAGTCGATCGACATCCTCGAAATGCGCAACTTCAAGAACGGGTTCCTCACGCGTTTCACGTGGGTGACGTACATCGAAGAAGACAACGAGAGTAAAAGCGATGATAAGCCGAAGATCGCTGCCATGTTCAATAGTCGTCGAAAGTTCGGCAACAGCAAAGATCGAGACAGGAAGGCGCAGAAGCTCGCTCACACCCTGGCGAGTCGCGTAAACCAGTTGTGCCGTGTGTGCTACAAGACTGACGACGTGCCCGACGTGGAGCAGCGACTTCAGGAGAGGGACCTCGATGTCAACCGTATTCTCCTCGACGTGGACGACGAAGCGATCGACCGCTACGAAACATGGTGTCTTAACGTCCAGCGCTTCGACATCGTCGAGGACAAGTCGTCGATTTTCGAGTCGGCGTTCCGCAGGTTGTGCATCACCGTTCCCCAGGTCGCCGGGCTGTTCAGCCTCATGGACAGAGAGGACGGCGTGATCACCAAGACGCACATGCTGAATGCCATCTACTACGCTAACCATTGGGTTCGGTGTCTTCTCAAGGCACTCAACGACGTGACGGCGAGCCACTACGTCAAGCAGCAGGAGTCGGTAATGACGTTCATCCGCACGCACTGCGACAAGGCTAACCACGCCATTCTGTGCACGAAAGTTCGGGACAAATTCCCCGAGTTGGACGAGTGGACGTACAAGAACATCATCTCTTCGCTGCGAGGCAGGGGTCTTATCTCCGGTCCGGTCGAGCTCGAATACATCCGAGGCAAGGGTAAGAGCAAGAAGTCCAAGGGTTGGTTCTACACGATGGTGGTGGACGAGTGAGAACTGTGCGATTCCATCTGGCCTCCGGCGACATCGAGATGTTCAAGGAGGTGGCCGTGGCTGCCAGTCTGGAACTCGGACCCCTTGACTACGAGTGGTCCGACACCGAGGAAGGCTCCGCCGTTTTCGACCTCGAACCGTGGGACGACTGCGGCATCGATACGGCAGCTCAGTGGTTCGCTGGTGTTGTGCGACGCTATCTACTGGACAACGGCGCGTGGTCATCTCCGTTCGGCGGAGAATGGTCGAAGATCCTATTCCTCGACATCGAATCACACGGCGTCGAGAAGCGCTGGTCCATGTCGCCGCGTGAGTTCTTCCGGCTCGGGCAGTATGCGTGGGGCGAAGGCCCCGTCGTCTTGACGGAGGACTACGACGAAGTCATGGATGCTATTCGGAAAGCCGACGGCGTAGTGATCCACAATGGCCACAACTTCGACTTGTCCGTGCTGTTCGGCAAAGACAGCGACGAACCGCTAAAGATGACAATGGATCGCAAGGTCATCGACACCATGGTGCTGGCGAACATCGCCTATCCCGCCCCGTCCGTCTACCTGGATAGGGCGGGGCGTCGAGTCGTCACCGACCTCAGCCCTTCGAATGTGCGCCGATGGCTGTCCCTCGACAACCTCGCACACCACCTGGGCCTGGAAGGTAAGGTCATGGACCTGAAAGACCTCGCCAAGCGGTTTAACCCCCCGGGGACGAAGGTCGCCGATCTCGACTTCGGACTGATTCCGCTCGACGACCCGACGTTCCGCGAGTATTCCGAACAGGATGTGGTGGTGCTCAGGGGTATCTTCAAGGAGCTCCTGCTTCGTCATGAGGTCGACGAGTACGACTGGCGCGAGCAGCTGAAGGCAGCCATCAACGCGCAGATGTCGAGGAACGGTTTCCTCATCGACGCCGATAAGGCGTATGACAGGCTCTACGAGTTAGCGGACAGGAAGGAGAAGCTGCTCGATTACCTGCACAGGTCGGTGGGTATGCCGCTCGATTCCAAACAGCCGTGGCGGACGACTAAAGGAAAGCAGTGCGTCCTCGATGCACTGGCTGCGTTCGGTGTGGACGAGTTCACGCACCCTGAGTGGCCACGCACACCGACGGGTGCTCTGCAGCTATCCGGCAGCGTCGTACAAGACCTCCTGAGAGGCCACGGAAGCCACGCTGAGGCCTTCGGAAAGGTGCTGGGTGAACTACTGGGCCAGCGCTCACTTGCGCAGCTCACAATCGATTGTCTGCAGCCTGATGGCCGGGTGCACCCCGAGGTCGACGACCTTCAGCGCTCCGGACGCTCGTCGACGACTAAGCCCGGACTGACCGTGTGGACGGCTCGCGGAGACAATGCCGTGGAGAAGTCCTATTTCATCCCGGACTCGGGCTGCAAACTGGTGTCGTTCGACTACTCGAATGCGGATGCGAGGATCGTCGCCGGCTACGCACAGGACCCCGCTTACATGAAGAACTTCCTGCCCGGCGCCGACCCGCACGAGATCACGGGCCGCGCCGTCTGGGGAGACGACGAGTACGAGGCGCACATGCCAGACGGCTGGGAGACAGACGGAGAGGCGCGCAAGCGCAACCCTTACCGGCAGAAGGCCAAGGCGCTATCTCACGCTTGGAATTACGGCGGCGGGGCGAAGACGATCTCCAAGGCGTCGGGTCAGCCGCTCGACGTGGCGGAGCACTTCGTCGAGAAAATGGCAGAAGCCTACCCTTTGGTTGTGCGATGGCGTCAAGACTGTGCGGATCAGGGTGAGAGCGGCTACATCTACAACGCGTGGGGCCGGCGTATGAGTGTCAATGTCGAGCGGTCGTACACCCAGTCCTCGGCGCTCATGGGTCAGTCGGGGACGAGGGAGGTCATGACGGATGCGCTCATCCGTATGTTGAACTGTGACCTTCGTCTCATTCATTGGCTTCGCGCGCAAATCCACGACGAGTTGATTTTCTCGATTCCCGAATCGGAGCTAGACTGGGCGGTGCCGAAAATCGCCGAGCTGATGTCCACGACGTGGAACGGAGTTGAGTTCACAGCCGCACATGGGCAGCCGGCAGATGACTGGGAGCACGCCTCCCACTGACGAAAGGAGAAACGTATGACGAAAGCGACGCTGTACACGAAGCCTGGCTGCATCCAGTGCAAAATGACGAAGAAGGATCTGACGAAGAAGGGCATCCCCTTCGATGAGGTCGATATCACAGAGGATCACGACGCGTTGTCATTCGTGTTGGGACTCGGTTACAAACAAGCGCCGGTTGTGGTGATCGGCCAGACGCATTGGAGTGGGTTCCGTCCGGACATGGTCAGGAAGTTCGTTTGATGAATACGATCGACAGACAGTATGAAGATCTCCTCGCCGATGTGTTGAAGAACGGAGTGGAGAAGAAGGATCGCACAGGGGTTGGGACGTTGTCCGTCTTCGGACGGCAGATTCGCTACAACCTGAACAACGGTTTCCCGCGTATCACGACGAAGTTCGTGCCCATGAAGGCTGTTAAGGGCGAACTGCTGTGGTTCCTGTCCGGCGACACGAACATCAAGTGGTTGAAGGACCATGGCATCACTATCTGGGATGAATGGGCCGACGCAGACGGCAATCTCGGGCCCGTGTATGGACACCAGTGGCGTTCCTGGCCTGCACCGGACGGAAAGGGCATCGACCAAATCTACGAGGTCGTCGAGAGCTTGAAGGCCGATCCGGACTCCCGTCGGCATATCGTGTCGGCATGGAACGTCGGCGACTTGGACTCCATGGCTCTTGCACCATGCCATGTTCTATTCCAGTTCTATGTAGCAGGCGGCAGGCTCTCGTGTCAGCTATACCAACGCAGTGCGGATTTGTTCTTGGGCGTGCCTTTCAATATCGCGTCATATTCCCTGTTGACGCACCTGATCGCACAGCAAACAGGCTACGACGTAGGAGAGTTCATCTGGACAGGCGGAGACTGCCATATATACAAGAACCACGTGGCGGCTGTGCGAGAACAAATAGGGCGCACGCCTTACCCGTTCCCCGAACTAAGCCTCAAGAGGGCGCCATCGATATTCGATTACCAGATGAGCGACATTTACGCATCGGCAGGGTACAAACACCACCCCGCCATCAAGGCCCCAGTGGCTGTATAATCGAAGACCCATCGTAGAAAGGACGAGATTTTGACTGTTAACATCGACCCGATCTCCACAGTGGATGAGTACGTGGAGCAGGCGGATTGGCGCGTCAACGCGAACGCGAACCAGGGCTACTCCGTCGGCGGCCTCATTCTCAACGCCGCCGGCAAGACGATCGCGAACTATTGGCTGTCGAAGGTGTACAGCGAAGAAGAAGGAGCCGCACACAGAAACGGCGACTACCATATCCACGACCTCGACATGCTCGCGGGCTATTGTGCGGGCTGGTCTCTTAGGAGGCTCTTGGAGGAAGGCTTCAACGGCATCGCCGGGGCCATCGCCTCCGATCCTCCGCGTCACTTCAGGTCGGCCTGCGGCCAGATCGTCAACTTCCTCGGCACGCTGCAGAACGAGTGGGCGGGGGCCCAGGCCTTCTCGTCCTTCGACACGTACATGGCGCCGTTCATCCGGCTCGACAAGCTGGACTATGCGGAGGTCAAGCAGTCCATGCAGGAACTCATCTTCAATCTCAACGTCCCCAGTCGTTGGGGTAGCCAGTGCCCGTTCACGAACCTCACGTTCGATTGGACGTGCCCTGATGATATCAAAGATAACCACCCGCTTATAGGCGGTGAACTGTGCGACTTCACGTACGGGGACCTCCAGGCCGAGATGGACACGATCAACCGCGCCTACATCGAGGTCATGATGGAAGGCGACGCCGACGGCCGCGTCTTCACCTTCCCTATCCCGACCTACAACATGACGAAGGACTTCGACTGGGAGTCGGACAACGCCCGCGCCCTGTTCGATATGACCGCGAAGTACGGCCTGCCCTACTTCCAGAACTTCATCAACTCCGAGCTCGACCCGGGCATGATCCGCTCGATGTGCTGCCGCCTCCAGCTCGACCTGCGCGAGCTCCTGAAGCGGGGCAACGGTTTGTTCGGCTCGGCCGAGCTCACGGGCTCCATAGGCGTCGTCACGATCAACATGGCCCGCCTGGGCTACCTGTACGCGGGCGACGAGACCGCCCTGTTCGAGCGCCTCGACCACCTCATGGACCTGGCTTCCTCGACCCTGGAGAAGAAGAGAATCAAGATCGCCGAGCTTATGGAGCGTGGCCTCTTTCCGTACAGCAAGCGCTACCTCGGGGGGCTCGGCAATCACTTCTCCACGATCGGCGTCAACGGCGTCAACGAAGCCATCCGCAATTTCACTCACGACAAGGAAGACATCACCACCGAGTGGGGTCATGCCTTCGCCAAGAGGCTCCTCGCGCACACGAGGGAGCGCCTCGTCCAATACCAGGAGAAGACGGGCAACCTCTACAACCTGGAGGCGACGCCCGCGGAAGGAACGACGTACAGGTTCGCCAAGGAAGACAGGAAGCGGTTCTCCAACATTATCCAAGCTGGAACCGACAAGAACCCCTACTACACGAACTCCTCGCAGCTACCTGTATCGCACACGCAAGACGCTTTCCAGGCTCTGGAAGAGCAGGCAGACCTGCAGTCCATGTACACAGGTGGAACTGTCCTGCACCTGTACATGAACGAGAAGATCTCGTCCGGTGCTGTGTGCGCCAAGTTGGTTAAGAGGGCGCTCACCAACTTCCATCTTCCCTACATCACCATCACCCCCACGTTCTCGATTTGCCCCAACCACGGCTACCTCGCCGGCGAGCATTTCGTGTGCGAGACGTGCGGTGAGGCATGCGAGGTGTGGACGCGCGTCATGGGGTACTTCAGGCCTGTGCAGTCGTTCAACATCGGCAAGAAAGGCGAGTACGCCGAGAGAACGTGTTTCACGGAGAAGGAGAGCGTGAAGGCGTGAGCGACGACCTTCAAGTGGCCGGGCTGGTGCCGCTGTCGTCAGTGGACTGGCCCGGCCGGCTCGTAGCCACAGTGTTCTGCCAGGGCTGCCCGCTCAGGTGCCCTTATTGCCAGAACTCCGCCATTCTCGACAACCGCACACCTGGCGTCATTCCGTGGAGCGAAGTCGAAGGGTTTCTCAAGCGGCGCGTCGGGCTGCTCGACGGCGTCGTCTTCACAGGTGGAGAGGCACTGCGCCAGGAGGCGGTCATCCCGGGCGCCGAGTCCGCCGCAGATCTCGGTTTCGAAGTCGGCGTCCATACGTCCGGGATGTTCCCTGATCGGCTGGAACGCATGATGCACGTCGTCGATTGGGTCGGGCTCGACGTGAAAGCACGACCCGAGGACTACAAGAAAGCCGTCGGTGTGCGAGGAGACAAAGTCTGGAGGACCCTTGACCTCGTTTTGGAGTCCGGAGTTGACTACGAAGTTCGCACAACCGTCTACCCCGAGTCGCTCATCGACTACAATTTCGAAGACCTCGTCTCCCAGCTGAGGTTGGCCGGTGTGCGCACCTTCGCCTTGCAGGAGGCTCGCACAGAGGGTACGCCGGTGGCATTCCAGCTGATGGCCGCTTTGTGGGACAGGAAGCGCTGGGAGAAACGCCGACGGGAGCTCGTCGAATGCGTGCAGGCCGCCGGTTTCGACCGTTATGTTCTCAGGCTTGCATAAGTGACCGACGACACAGCCGGACGGCTTGACGGGGTTGGCTCCTTTCGCTACCATGGAGACATGAAGAAAGAAAGGAGCCAACCCCATGACACAGACGACCAATCTCAACGCTACACAGCTCATCATATGCGTCCTCTTCATCGGCGCCATTGCACACCTCGTCGCCTACCAAATCTGGGCGACAAGAGGTGATAGAGGAGTCGAAAACTATGACACCCGCATCCGCCCCTTTATGTGGACCGTCTGGGCGTGGCCTTTTCACTACGGAGTGTTCGCATGTCTGCTGATCGACTATCTGTGGGGCAACAAAGCGAAGGAAAGGAGATACTATGAATATCTGGGTCGTTATTATGCTTCTGGCATGGGCGGTGGCTATAGCGCTGTTGGACTGGCAGCTCCGCAAATCGGAGAAGAAGCTGAACCGTGCGATACGAGAGGCGAGGAGCCTTACTATTACCACCCTGCTACGCGGTCATTCGTCGACGGCGGGTACTGGGGCTACGCACAGCAGTACCACGGAATCTGAGAGTAGGGACAGTAAATGACGACGCTGTTGGCTATCGATCCCTGCGGGGTCGGGGGGACGACCGGCATCGTCCTCCTCAACTATGGGGGGGACAAGCCGGCCAGACTCCTCAACTCGTGGAACCCCGGAACTGAGGAAACCTACGACTGGTTCTACAAGCGAATGTTCGACCGCGTGGTACAGCCGGATGTTGTGGTATGCGAGAAGTACGTTAACCGCAACATCCCCGGAGCCGATATCAACCCGGTACGCGTCGAGGGCGCCGTCCATGTTTTCGGCCGGTTCCTCGGAAAAGAGATTGTGTGGCGCACACCGCAACAGCGGCTGTTCGTCCGCGATGAAAACCTCCGCAAGCTCGGCCTCCTATTCGAGAAATTCGAGGACCACCACCACGACAGAAGGGAAGCCGCACGGCACGCCATAGCCTATCTGGTTGAGCGAGCACACCACAAACCCACGTACGAGAGAGGATGGAAATGAAGATAGGCTCGCTTTTCACAGGTATAGGCGGCTTGGAACTCGGGGTGACCGGCACAGTGACGTCTATCGTCCCGTACCGCAACGATATCGAGTGGATAGCAGAGACCGACGGGAATGCGCTGAAGATACTTGAACATTCAACCATGTTCCACGGGGTGCCCAATCTCGGAGACGTAACGGAAATCGATTGGACCGTGGTCCCCGACGTAGACTGCATTACCGGAGGGACGCCTTGTCAGGACTTCTCATACCTCGGGACTCGGAGGGGGTTGGAAGGGGAGAAGGGATCTCTGTTCTACACGTTCATCGAAGCCGTGAAGGCGAAGAAGCCGGATTATGTTCTGTGGGAGAACGTCCCAGGGGCTCTCACGAAGGGTGCATATGACGTGCTCTTGGATGAGCTGAACGAAGCTGACTACTCGACAAGCTCTGTGATCATCCCTGCGAACAGTCTCGGCATGCCGCACAAGAGAAGCAGGCTCTTCGTCTTCGCCGAGCGGACGGAGAAGTGGGTTATCCCCTTCAACGACCAGCTAGTCGAAGTGAGGCCTGACACACGGCTACGCTGCCTGCCGACCCCTAATAGGTCCCGCATGGACGGCAGGAAAAGCCCCGGGTATTCCAAACGTCCGTCCTTCTACGACCTCAAGCAGTGGAGCGAAGACGAGGTGAGGGCTTCCTACGGGGCGGCAATCGAGCGTTGGGAGGGGACACTCGGTCGCGAGGCCCCTCCGCTAGCTAAGCCTAAGGGGACTCTTAACGTAGAATTCGTCGAGTGGATGATGGGCTTCCCGAAGGGGTGGGTGACCGACGCAGACGACGTGTCGCGTACAGCCAAGCTCGCCGCTCTCGGGAACGCGTGCACACCCCAACAGGCGTCCGAGGCCTTCTACCACGGGCTCCTGCAACTGACAAGAGAAAGGACCAGTCGATGATCAAGAAATGGAACACCGCGAGGTGGATTAGGAAGTATTGCTACGACAACGAGGCACTGCACGTCGAAGACTGCTTCGAGTTGGCTGTGCGCCTCGGGAAGGCAGGCATCGGCCCTGTCTTCGAGTGGGACGCAGACCACCCGTTCTCATCGCACCCTTGGAACGGTCAAGGCAACGGCTCGCACAGGTTCATCGACGTGCTATTCAATATAATCGGCCCAAGCTGGCTGTACACGCCGAACACAGACATCCACCGGTGGTGGAGACGCTATAAGGCAGGTGAGTAGGAAGAAGCCCCCGCATTGCGCGGGGGCTTCTTCTGTGCGCTTATGCCGTTGTCAGCCGAGCGCTACCCAGCTGACGTGGACGTTCGAGTCAACGGCCCATTTCCAGTTACATGCCGTAGCAACTCCGAACTGCTTCTTATCCACGGGGAAACCGATGATACTGTGTGTGATGGCGTCCGTGACCTGGCACAGTAGCGAACGAGGGATACGGTCGAGCTCTTCAGGGAAGGGCACAGTGAACGACTTTATATTGTATAACTCCCACCGTTGATATCCGGTCTCGAACACCCCGGCTGCTAGAACTGCCATCTGCGCGCTGAAGTATGTGAACCCCGAACCGTCATGCTGAAGCTGGATACGGTCGTTCAGAATGTTGAAGACGATCGGCTCGTCGGCTGTGCCCTCCACACCCTGGCGCTTCAGCTCATCCACCTTGTTCTGTGCGTCCCACCGCGTCTTCACCGGGTAGATAACCTGCTTGCGCAGCTTGCCCACGACGTTGGACACGGACGACGAGATTGTGTTGAACAAACCCTGCAGGGGTTTGACCGGGTCTGTGCCCTCGATGTGGGCGATTCCGTTGCTGTCGGTTGTAGCCATGTTTCCTCTCTTTACGTGTTAGGCTGGTTGGATTCCATTACCAGTATAGTGCCGTTGAAGTAGTTGTACTCGTCCTTTTCCGGGTTGTGAGTCAACCTGTTCTCCCCGATAAGGCGGAAGACCACCTGTGTAACGCGCGGCACCGTCAGGTTGTAGAATGCGTAGAGGTCATAATATCCAGCGTTGATCTCACCGTTGAACATCCCCGGCATTTGAGAAATGTAGTACTCTTCGTATTTCGTCTGCGTTCCGCCCGGTGGTGTCCAAGCGGTTTGGAGCACCAACTGCATCTTCGACCGGAACGCATCCGACGTGCCCTTATTCACGTAACGACCACTGCCGAAGAAGAGGAAGTTCAAATAACCCCTCCCGTTCTCGGGGTAGTTCAATATACTCTCGGACATCATTACATTATCAGAATTGGGGCCAAGCATACGCAAATCGCCTGTAAGAGTCCGGAAAGACAGCTTGTTATTGGTGTTGTCCAGGTTCGACATCAGCCCATTTAGGGAGTTGCGCACGCCCCCGATCCCCAGGTTGTTGAGATCTGAGTTGATGGATGATATCTCGTCCTGCACCCACGCACCCCACGTGTCGCCGGCGCCGAGGTTCTTGTTGGGTATCATTCCGGCTTGTACTCCTTGTGCGGTTGGTTGAACTGTAACACGTTGTAGATCGTCTTCGGGATCTTCGCCTCGTAATCGGCCAGCGAAACACCCGTATCGATATTATTGGAGAACTCGTCGCAAGTTATACGGGAGGTGGCGGTTACCGTGATCTCCTGATTGTTCATGTCGACGTGTGTCGTCATGAACCGGTCCCCGCCGTAGTCGAAAGCCGACCCGGATGTAAGGAACAGGTCGTTTCCCGTTATCGAGGGCGTGCGGCTCTCAAGGTTAGGCGACGTGAGCGTGATCGTCGGGATCGACCCCGACTTTTCCCACACAGCTCGAAGGCTATTGTCGATCGCCAGCGACGGCGTATTGATCAACGGGTTATTGATCTGCTCCTCGTCGCTGCCCAGTGTCGACGATCCTGTGTGCGTTACGTACGTATCCTCCGGCCCCATGACCAGCCCCGTGCCGCGGAAGCGCAGCGAGTTGTAGTAGTTGGACGGCCCCGAGGAGGCGGCTATGCGGAACGGCGAGTAGTCGGACGTCACCATTCCGCGTACAGTCACGATGATCTGGTTGTGGTTCTTCGGGTCGAGTCGTACAGACAGGCTGCCGCCCTGCCCCAGCCACTGGGACGCTGTGATGGGCAACCCGTCGTTGCCGGCAACGCAGTAAGCCGTATACTCCAATCCCGACGTATCCTTCGCCGGGATGTAGTCTTTGCACTGGGTCACCCACGGCGTCATGGCTTCGATCACGTAGGCATCAAGCGTAATCGTCTGCTCCACGGTCTTCCTGGCGTCCACTTGGATGATCGTGTCTTTCGACTCCTTGCTCAACGGCAGATACTCGTTGTAGGCATAGCGCATGGGTCTGTACGTGGTCTTCACCGTCTTAGTGGACTGTGCGAGATCCACGCTGTAACTCATACCCGTCACATTGTTCATGTGCTCCTTCAGGAAGTTATTGTCACGAAGGAACAGCAGGTTAGAGTTCTGGCGGAGCATGTACACGTTGTGAACCGCACACAGAGTGTTCAAATAATCCCACACGTTGAACGACCCGCCCGGCGCCATGATGATCGGGTTGTATTGGTCGGACTTGATGAAGCCGTCCACATACACCTTGTCGTAGTCGCACAGTTTGAACAGTTCGACGACAACATTCCGGAAATTATTGTACTGTGTAGGGACGACCTTTACCTGCTTGAGCTTATAACACAAGTCGTCGACGGTCACGGTGTTCGTCGAATAGTTAGAGGTGAATGTTCGCACATCCCCCCGGAACTCGTACACACTTGACACAGGGTGCTTGTTCGTCCACGTCGTCGACACGTCCGCCGGCTTGAAGAACCGGTCCGTCAACGTCATCACGGGGTAGCCCTTAGTTCCGCCCGGTACGCTGTACGACATGCGGTCCCACTGCGCAGAGAACGACTCCAGCGAGCGGTCCGTCCTGTATTCGAAGGGCTCGGGTGCGATGCTCACAGCAGCACCTTCTCAACGAACGTCGCGGTCACGGCTACCTCGTAACCGTCGATCGCCGCGCTGTACTCCTGTATCGAGTACGGCTCCTTCTGTTGAAGCGCGCCGTAGCCCATGCCGGGAAGGAACGGCCCGTAGTTGTTCGGCACGTCGTTGATCGTTTTCACCTGCGTCTCGGGGTAGGCTCGCACACAGATACTCGAAATACGAGAGCTCGCCCACATCTGGATCTCGCACCACGGATTGCTGACATTGTTCGTCGGGATATGCGTCGTGACGTAGCGACCGTCGAACTCACTGACCGCCGTCACGGCTGTGTCGTTTATCTGGATCGTTCCGTCCCCGCGGCATCCCGCCCACAGCTTGTAGCCCTCCGGCCAATGGATCTTCTGGCCGATCTGCCATATCCACGCGGGGTTCCACGACCACGCAGGTGCGCCGTTGTATGCGCCGGGGGTGGCCACATGGGGTATATCATCCGTGAAAACCGTAGCGTTAGGCGTGTAGTGAGACATGAACAGCGGCAGGAGGTTCGTCTTCATCGCCAGCGGGTCCACGTAGTAAAGCAGCTCGTTCGTGGACAGAAGGTATAGCAGGGCCGCATGCTCTGCCACGGTGTTGGCCGCCCACGTGAGCGTGAACTCCCTGTGCGTCAACGCGGACCGTTTGGCGAAACCGTCGCCTCTCAGCGTCGTAGCGCTATAGTTGAAGCCCGTGCTGTTGCTCTGGAAGTTAGCCACGGGTGCGTCAATCCAACGCATGTCGTTCAGCGTGCCGAACCACACTTTGGGTCGTTTAGGCATTCCTATGCTCCTCTCCTCGATGCCATGGCATTAGAGCCGTTGACCATCCCCACTATAGCATTGCCGTCTATCACCGTCGGTTTGTTGACTGCGCTCACAAGGATGTGCCTGTCCGTTCCGGACAGCTCGACGAGAATCGGACCCCCGCCGAATCCGCCGCCTGCACCGCCGGACGACGCAGCCGAGGCACCCGAGGCCGCGGCCCTTCCAGAGTTGACGGCCTCCAGGAAGCCGTAGCCGACGGTCTGCGCGGCTTGCCTGTTGATGACGAACTCGCCGGGCGTCAACATGGCCGGAACGGTGTCCGTGGTCTGTTTGCCTCCGCTGTATGAGGATCCGCCGACCTTGCCGCCTGTGGAGAACCCCCACGCCTGGTTGAAGCCGAACATGAACTGGCCCACCGACAGGCTTCGGAGATCTCGCACACGGTTGCACAGGTTAATGGCGTCGGTCGCAGCCTGGTTGAACGAGAACCCCGCCTGCTGTGCGCTGCTGATGATGTTGCTGAACGCCCCGTAGCCGGCCTCCCGGATGCCGTTGATCGCATAGGACATCCAACCGGCCTTATTCCCGGCCACGTCCATCGAATAGGCGGAGCCATGGGCCTGGTTGCCCATGTTGCCCAGCCCGTGTGCGGCTGTGTTGGCCGAGCCTGCGGCCTTCCACATCTCCGCGCCGATGTTACCTGTGATCTGCCCGAGCTGCTGGAACGTCACGGCCGCCTGTTCGGCAGCCCCGCCGACGCCGCCTCCGCCGAGGGCTCCTCCAAGGCCGGCTGCATCTCCACCCGTGTTGTTCAGCGAGTTGCCGAGCTTGTCTGCGGCATCGCGGTTGTCATCCATCGAGTGCTGCGACTTGCGGTTCTTCGCCTCCAGGTCGGATAGGGCTCGCAGTGCCGGGTCTGCGTTCACGCCGACCGTGAAGTTCCTCGGGACGCCGTTGATCACCTTCGACAGGTCCGTGAACGTCGCCGCATACCTCTCGGTCTCCGTACGGGAGTAGCCCATCGACGTCATGTTGTTGATGAACTCCGCACGCAGGGCAGAGGCGTAGGCGAGCACCTGCTGTTGGCTGGCGCCAGTGTTGGCGTATGCGAGCACCTGCTTCTGGTAGGCCTCGACGAGGGACAGCACGTTTCCGCGCTGTTCCCTCGCCGCATCCGAGAAGCCCGCCAAGTCTCTCCGCGCCTTCTGCTGTGCGTCCGAGAGTTTCTGCATAGCCTCGTACAACTTCTGGTAATTGCCGGCCTGATCTCCTTCGGCGTTCTTCCGATCCGTTCGGTTCTTCTGCTGTGCGACGGCATTCTTCTGCAGCTCGGCGCGGATGTCGTCGGCTCGCAGCGTATCGCCGTAATCGACGGCCACCTTTAGTTGAAAAGTCAACTTGTTCCGGTCCGACTGCAGCTTCGACAGTTCGGCGTCCAGCTCGGCGATCTTGTTGCGCGTTTCCTCGATCGACTTGTTGGCGTCACCGATCTCCTTGTTCGCAGACTGCGCGTCCTTCGCCGCAGACTCGAAATAGGATTTGATCGTCTTGAATGACTTCGCCGTCTCGTCCAGTGACTTCGGGAACTCCCAGCGGAAGTGGAACGCGGCATTCGCCACAGACGACAGCTCGCTGATGTAGTCGGTGAAGGTTTTGATCTCCTTCGCCGCCTCTTTGATCTTCTTGCCGGCTTTCTTCGCACGGTCCCCGAGTTTCCTCGTCCTATGCCGAGCTTTCTTGGCGTGCTTGGCAGCGTTCCTGGCACCCCTCGCGAAGCCCTGGTCGAGAGCCTTACCCAGGTCCTTGATGGACGGCAGGGCAGCCGTGGAGGACTTCCCGAGGCCTTGCAGCGAAGCCGAGGCCTCTTTCGAGAAGTCCTTGCCCGTGGCGATACTCGCGGCGATCATGCCGATCGCCTGGCCTGCTTTCTGTGCGAGTGCAGCAGCCTTCGTTATCTGGTTAGCCGACTGCGTGGCTTTATTAGCCACCGCATGAAGCCTCTGCTCCACTCGCTCAAGGACCTGCACAGAGCCGACGCCGTGGCTGCGCAGCAGTTGCATGATCTGCTGAATGTAGGCGTTCATCACCCCGGCGTCGCCGCCGGACGCCTCAGCCGCTTGTCGCACAACAGCATAGAGGGCCTTCAGGTTAGCCCTACCTGCCTCCGAGAACTCGTCGAAGTTCATGCCATTCTTGTATAGGCTCTCGCCCAAGTTGGCGACGGCATCCTCCAGGTTGACGAACGCTTCGTCGCCGGACATGGCGGAGTCGACGACCTTCTTGAGCTCCTTGGCCGCCTTGTCGGCCTTCTCGCCCATGTTGTCCATCTCGTCCGCGGCGTCGGCGGTGTCTCCCTTCAGACCCTTCATGGTCTGCGCCGCCAGATCAGACTCGTTGCGCACACCGTCAAAGGTCTGGTGTGCGTTGTCGTCGATCTTCTTCAGCGTGTCGAGGATCTTCTCGCCGTCGAACCAGGAGATCTTGCCGGAGGCTACCATCTCCTGGATCTTATTCTTGAATGAGTCAATGTACTGGCTCGACTTCTGGGTGCTGCGCTCGATCTCGTCGGCTAAGAAACTAAAGCCGTTGTTGCGGTAGTACTCGACGAGCTTCTTCTGCGAGTCGGTCATCTCCGAATTGCCCTGGGTGACCAGCTTCGAGTATTCTTGCACTGAGAAACCCATCTGACGCAGCATGGACAGCTGCTCATCACCGAACTGCTTGAAGCCCGTGTTTCCGGCGATCTGCTCAGCCATCTTCTTCAGCGAGTTCTCGCCGATCGCATAGGTCTGCTTCGTAATTTCGTCAGTCGACTGGCCGGTCTTCTGCGCGAGGAGATCCTGCGCTTGTGCGAGGGCCTTCGTCTGAGCGTTGGCGTCCGACGTAGAGAACAACTGGGAAGACACGGATTCGCCGGCCTTGTTGGTGGCCTTCGCGAACACATAGGCCGCGCTCCCGCCTTCCTCGAAGGCCTTCGTGTCCTGCATCACGGATTGTGCGAGGTCGGCCTGGGCCTGTTGGAGCGCCTTGGCCTCGGCCCTAGCGGCTTCGGATCGCTTCGTCCAGGACTCCGTGACCTTCGCCAGGCCCGTGAAGAACAAGGATATACCGGCGCCTGCGGCAAGCCCTTTGAGAGCGCCCATGAGCCCCGAGGTAGCCTTGGCGGCTGTTCCCATCGCACTGGATGCTTGCCCCGCCCCGCCTGCAGCAGCCCCGGCGGCAGACTGCGACGCAGCTGCCTGGCCTGCTGCCCGCTGTGCGCCTGCTGCGCTCCGAGCGGCGCCGGCGTTATTGTAGAGGGCACCGGTCTGTTCGTTGACGGAGACCGTCGAGAGCTTGTAGAGTTTAACCGTCTCCGCGAGGGCCGACAAGAGCGAGCGGATAGACGTGATGGGGTGCTGCATCGCAATCCCCATCGACCGCTGCGCTGTCGTCAACGCGTAGGCTCCGCCGAGCACAAGGGCCTGCTTGGCGTAGTAGCCGGCCATGATTCCGCCGGCCGTCAGGAACGCTCCGGCCAACTTGGCAACCCACTGCGCAGCGGGGTTCTGCACGAGGTTCGTCAAGACCGTGACGAGGCCTGTAAGGGAGCCGAGCATGTCGCCGATCCCCGAATTGGAGGACCGGCCGATCTCCGCCTTCAGGTTCGCCCAGGAGTTCTTCAGCATCTCCAGCTTGCCGGCTGTGGTGGACGCGATCTGCTGGTACTGGTCGTTGAGCGTCTTCGAGTCGTTGTAGCCGGACTCGGCGTCCTTCATCGTCTGTTCGAGTGTCTTGTGCGCCTCGGCTAGACGGAGGATCGTCGGGACGTCGCGGGATGCCTTGATGCCCAGGTCTTTGAGCACGCCTATGGCGCCCTGGCCCTGATTCTTGAGCCCGGCGATGAACTTGACGAAGATGTCGCTGAACTTAGACGTCCCCCACGCGGACTGGACTTCCTGTGCGGAGACCCCCGCCACGCGCGCGAACAGGTTGAGTTCGTCGCCGCCGCCCCGGATGGCCTTCTGCATCTGGGTGAACATACGCGTGATGACGCCTCGGGAGAGTTCGGGCGCGACGCCGATCGACGCCAGAGCGCCGGACAGGCCGACCACTTGGTATTCGGTCATGCCAGCGAACTTGCCCATGGCAGAGATTTGCGTCGAGGTGTTGGCGATCTGGGATTCCGTCGCAGCCGAGTTGACGCCGACCTTCAAGATCGAAGACGCGATGTTGTCGAAGTTCTGGCCGGTCGTGCCCATGATCGTCTGGAAGCGCGCGATCGTTTCGCCGGACTTGTCGAGCGACAAATCGGTGGTGGCCGACAGCTTTGCGACCGTCTCGGTGAAATCGGTGATGGACTCTTTGGCAACGCCGAGCTGTCCGCCGAGGGCGGCGATGTTCGACAGGTCCTTGAAGTTCGTTGTCGTGACGGAGGCGGCCATCTGTTCGAGTTTGCCGCGCAGCTCGTCTGCGGACTTCCCGGCGATGTCGTTAGTCCGCTTCACCTGTGCGAAGGCCGACTCGTAATCCATCGACTCTTTGACGACGGTTGTGAACGCTCCGATCGTCGCCTTCGAGATGTTCTGCATAACGGCGGCCACGTCGTAGAGGGCGTAGCGCATGTTGGATATGCGCGACTTCGCCTCTTCCGCGGCCCGGCCAGCCCTGTCGAAGCCCTCTCCGGCTTCTCGGCCGCCTCGACCGGCTCCGTCTAGTCCTTTGCCGATGTCGGCGCCGACGACCTTGCCCTTGATGTTGTCAAGGGCTTGTGCGATAGTGTTGATGGATTCCGCAGCCTCGTGGAGTTCGGACGTACCCTGTACGTTGAACTCGATAGTCTGCTTGATATCAGGCATCACTCACTCCTGTTGTAGTAGTCCATCCTCGTGGGCAGGTCTCGCTCTGCGTAGTCGGGCATGTACGGTGTCATCACAGTGTCCTTGCCCCATTTCTGCTTGTCCTCGTAGGGGGGCGGATCGGTGGCTCGGTGTGTGCTGACCCAATCATGCATCATCCTTGCTTTAGTAGCATAGCATGTTCTATCCTCTGCGCGCCATGCTATATCAGGATCGTTCGAATGACATAGCCAGATAGGGTTACCACACTTCTGACATGTCTCATCCTTAACCGTCTTGTAAGCCAACACAAGCTTATAGTCCAGTTCCGTCCAATGCCCGAAAGGGTCGGGCTGGTTATAGATAACGGCGGTGGGCCTCATGTGCAGGTCCACCGCCGTCCTAACCATCGATAGAGCGCCGCTCCCCCCTTTGTCTTGGAGGGCGTCTATCAGAAATCCACCGTCACCGCATTGTCGTAGTCGGCGGAAGCCCCGAGGAGGTTCATCGCCGCCACGAGCAGGCCCAGGTACTGTTCGCCGGGCAATGCATTCAGGATCTTACGGATCTCCTCTGAATTGAACTTCCGCTCGTCGACATTGCCTTCGGCATCCTCGATCTTATACAGCGTCTTCGACAGAAGCGCCAAATATGCCTCCGACACTCGCTTCGTCTTGTTCTTCGTCTTGTCTGCGCTTTCGATGCCGATCATCAGCTCTTCGCGCACATCAGCAGTCACCGACTGGAGATGGAACGTCAGCTTAGAGGCGTCGCGCCTCTTCACCGCCTCCTTGATCACGTCAGCGTCGGCCTGCTCTTTGATGAGCCTCTCGACGTCCTGCACCGCCTCGGCGTCAAGGTACACGACCTTCTCAGCCTTCGGCGCCTTGGATCGAGACAGCACCTCGAAAATATCCATATTTGAAATCCTCTCTGTTAGGCGTTAGGGTAACGTCGTAAACAAGAATAGCACAGGGCGGAGAGGAGACGCCCTGTGCTATTCGCTGGGGTGTGCGTTATGCCACAGTCACCTTGACTGTCACATTCGCACAGGCGGGGTGGCTGACGATGACATCTGCGCTGCCTGCCTTCAGGCCGGTCACCACACCGAGCGGGCTGACCGACACAGTCGAGGTGTCCTTCGACAGGTAGGAGCACACGGAGCGAGCCACATGGCCGTGGATCTTCGGCAGGATCGGCCGGTGCTCGTTGAGGGACACCGTAAGATTCTCCGTGTCGGTGATCGCCGTCGTGCTGTCCTTGAAGATGCCATTGACTGCCAGCTGGCCCTGCTGCAGGAACGACACCGTGTAACGGGTAGGATTGTCGCCCTCCAGCGTGTTCTTGTACGTGGACTCGATCATGAGGAACGCGCAGTACCACTGACCGGCAGCGATGGGCTCACGGCCCTTCAGGACACCGCGCACAACCAGAACGAGGTCGACGCGGGTCTTCTTGAACATGTTCCACGCCTTGGCGTAGATCGAGTTAGCATCGTCGGGGTTCGTCGGGTAGTACATGGTGAGGGAGCCCTCGTACTGTGCGGCGCCACGGGACGAAGACCCGGCAGCGTCGAGCAGAGACAGGGACGACTGCTCCTTCGACGCCTTCGCGGCGGGGATCGTCGTGTCGTCCCAGTTAATCGCGTCACCGATAGCCACCGCAGAGTTCATTTCCTCCACGGTGATAGCGTTGATATCCTTCACGGACGCCTTGGGAAGAACCCAGACGTTGACGTGTTCGTTGGAGAGTACTTTCTTATCCATTATGCGGCCACCTTCTCGTTGAGGACGAACGCGCCGTTCTGAAGGAAGTTCGGCTCGTACTTGATGAAGCCGTTCGACTCGTACCCGTCGACCGGGTAGTCGGTCTGGAAGCGGTAGATGCTGAACACATCGCCGACTTCGAACGGCTTGTTCGGGCGCTTGCCGATGCGCTCCACGATGAATAGAGTGATATCGGGCTTCATCGTGATATCGCGGATCATGTTGAACACGCCCTGGTCGTCCACGCTCTCGTCTCGGAGTGCGGTGAACTTGCCCTCGTACTTGGCGAGGGTAGGGTTCTCCACCTCGGAGATGTCGCAGATCGTTCGAGTGTTGTCCGTGTCGGGGTCGGTTTCGCCGAGCGAATAGCCGTCCAGGATCGCACAAGACACATTGAACACCAGGTTACGCGGATTGTCGGTCGCACTGAATTGCGCGTTAAGTTCCGCCGCCGTAGGATGCTGCCAGTCAGCGAACGCTTCAGGAGCGGCGAAGAGAATAGTCACGTTGCCGCGAAGCATCCGAACTTCGTTAGCCACTGTGCTTCCCCCTTTTCTCGTTGTCGTTGTCAATGAAACAGTCGCTACAAGGCTCTTCCTCGGTTATCGGTACGAGTGTGCCGAAGAACTGAGCGAAGTCATCCGGGTACGTGCCGACGTCCCCGGTGTTCATGTCTTTGTAGAGGCCCATATGCACCATCCTATCAAATACGGTTTTTGAGGTTCGTGATAAAGGAGCAGTACAGCTCATAGCCGCACTGCACCACTTTGTGGTTGGTTCCGGCGTAGTTCAAACCCTGACCGCCGTGGACCGTGATCCCTCCGCTGTTGTCCGGCTCGAAGCCGACCAGGCCCCACAGAATACGCTCGCCGATCTCGCGGGCATGCTGTGCGGTGAGTGCTCGCACATGGCACAGGAAGAACACTCGGTAGCCGTCGTTGAGCTGAGAGACGATGCTCGTCGCCTGGCTGATATGCCCGGGCGTGCCGAACACGACGGCGATATACGGCATCTTCTGACCTTCGTCGAAGTCCGGCAGCGCCACCTCCTCGACAACCCTCTGGGGCGGCACCCCGGAGAGCTCGCGGATCTTCGCCATAATGTCGTCGATGTATTTGGCCATTCGTCGCTATCTTCCCCACTTCCAGATTCGGCGAGTCTCCGTGTAGACCTCCTTGCGGGTCTTCTCGTCGAGCTTCACCTGCTTCGCCACCTTGTCGAGCGCCTTCATTCCCCACACTCTATCATCGCCGTACTCCTGGCCGAGGATGTAGTCGTGGTCCCAACCGCCGTCGAACTTGTTGGACCCCTCGATCCAGCCGTACTCGACAGTTACGTTGTCCGGCACGACGACGCTCACGCTGTCGTGCATGTGGCTCGTCCAGATACGGCCGATCTTCCCCGGCACTAGAGCGGACGGGGTCTTCTCGATCGTATCCTGCAAAGCCGGCGGGATCTCCTCAGATATCTTATCGATGACGTTGGCGAATAGGTCGTATTCTCTGAAGTCCTGAATGCGTTTGGCATACTTCGTGAACTTGTTGGCTCCGATTTTTGTGCGGATCTTCATGTGCGCTACACCTCGGCCTTGTTCATCGGCGTGTTGCAGATGATCGTCCGCTCGAACGACTGCGAGGCATCTACCAAGGATGCCACCGTCATCAGGTAGCCGGCCATGTGCGGGGTGTCCTGCGTCTTCACTACTTTGATGCGTGCAGCCATCGGTATGTTAAGCGACATCGTCGAGCGTGGGAGTTGTACGCGCACACGGTTAGTCGTCTGGGGGGCGATCTGGTCGTTCGCTACCTCAGGTTGGCGTATCGGCTGTATACGCGCTTTCCCAGAATATATGACTGAGCCATAATCATAGCTGTCAGTCTTAGCGTCGTATTTGATGTTCTTGCCATCGTAGATCGTCACCTCATCGACCATATATCGTTCGACGCGTTTTGCTGCCATGGCCAGGCGGCCTTCAGAGATACCGGCCAAGGAACTCCCTCGCTCTCTCGAACACGTCGTCGCCCCTCATCGGGACGAGCACAAGCCCCTCGCCGTTCTCCAGCGCATCCCCCTGTGCGTCGTACTTATCAGCCAGAGCGAGCAGGGCCTCAATGTTCTTGTCGCCGCCGGATAGCGTGAAGTCGTCCGCTTTGACGTTCTCGACCCCGCCCTCCGACACGAGCTTCGCAGCATAGGCGCGCAGAGCGGCAGCTGCAGCCTTGAACACATTCGTGTACAGTGCGCACAGCCGTTCGAGCAGCTTAGCGTCCAGGTCGATTCCGGGCAGGAACAGCTTCAGCTCCTCTACGGTTATCTTCGGCTTGTCGGGCACGGCAGCTCCTTTCCACTGCAGGAAACCCCGCCCCTTGTGAGGGCGGGGTTTCCATCCTTGTCGGGTATCGTTATCAGGCGCCCGCACCGCTGGAGGCCAGAGTGCCCTCCGGAGCGATGAAAGCAGACTTGACGAGATGACGGATCTTCGTACGGTACGCATCGTTATCGAACGAACCGTCCAGCTCGGAGCTGTTCGTAGTCTTCTCGACGAAGATCTTCGGCGCAGTCTCGCCCTCAAGGAACACGTTGACGATGTTCTTGCGGGGCATCGAGTTCTTCGGGGGCAGAAGGAACCAGCACTTGTCAGCGTAGTCCCCGGCGATGAGCGCAAGCTCGGGCACCTCGAAGACATTCGCGACCTTACCGGACACCGTGTTGCCCATAACCTGGGTCTCGGTGCCGTTCTGACGGCGGATCTCGACGACCTTCATGATCTGCTCGGCGCGGCTGGCGAGAGCCGGGGGCACGATCAGGTTGAACTTCGTCGGCATGATGATTCGGCGACCGTTGTACTTGGTGGTGGCCAGCTGTGCGAAAGCCTTCTCAAGCGCCTCGATGCTCAGCTCGGGGTTTCCTGCCAGGACGTTCTTGTTGGCGGCCTTGAAGTTCGTCGTGTTCAGGCCAGTCGGCTGAACCAGCTGCAGGGCGGCCTCGATCGACTCCTGGTTGGCTGCACGACGGCCGAGTTCCTTCGTGATCCGAGGAATCAGGCCCCAGTCGGCGCCGTACCGCTTCAGCGTCTCCCAGGAGAGCGGAATCTGGACGCCGGCCTTGGCCAGCTTCAGCTTGAACTGCTCCGCCTTCAGGCCGAGGATCGGGTACTCGCCGAGCTCTCCGACTGCGGGCAGCCCCTGTGCGACGTAACCCTTGCCGTCCTTGCGCACGGGGATATTGTCGTCCGTGAAGTCGAAGCTGAAGTAGGGAACAGTCTCGAAGTCGGGGGTTTCAAGCGTGTCAGCCCATTCGCGCCAGTTCGACGGGACCTGCTGGTATTCGCCCTGCATGATCTTGTTCATGGTCGGGCCGAGATTGACCGGAAGGTCCGAGGTCGAGATGGCCTCGCTCAGGTCCTTACGAGCCGAATTGCGCACACGAATATCATCGGCGTGAAGCGCCTTGTGCAGAAGGATACCCGCCTTGTAGGCTTCCCTCGCGTTGATTGCCATGTAGATATCCTCCTTAGAGCCAAGCCTGGGTCAGCTTGACAGCGTACTTGGTCGAGGCACTCGACAGAGGGTTGAGCACGAAGCCCACCACGATCTTGCCCTTCGGGTCGGCCGCGATCTCGGGCTTAGCGGCCTTGCCGGTCTCGGTGGCGCCGTCGATCGTCACGATATCCCCGACCTTGACGGATCCGTCCAGCCCGAGGTGTGCGATGCCCTCGAAGGCGAGCGTCGAATAGAAGTTATTGTCTTCCTTAGGCGTGGCAGAGGTGAGGGCGACGGCCCCGACCTTGCCGACGGCGACGACGTCGCCCGACTTGACGGCGGCGTCAACCTGAACCTCGTAGGTGTCCCCGCCCTTGACGTGATTCTGTGCCATGTGCGTATCCTCCTTACCAGGTCAGCTTGGCGAATTCGGCTTCGAAGTCGTCGGCGCCCTTACCGGAAGGCACATGCTCGGGGGCGAAGCCGCCCGACAGGCTCTCGCGGATAGACTCGACGAGCTTGGTCTCGCGGTCCAGGATCGCTTTCGCGTCGTAGCCGCGAGCGATAGCCTCGGCAACCCGCACACGGGAAACTTCGGGGAGGTCGGAGTCGGTGAGAGCAAGGATGGCCTCCTTAGCCTTCTTGGCCTTGTCCTCTTCTTCCTCCTTGGCCTTCTTGGCGTCCTCTTCGTCCTCTTCGTCCTTCTTCTTGGCTTTATCGGCGAGGGCTTCGACGAGAGCGGAGAGCTTGGTGTCCAGGGCCTCAAGGGCCTCCTTGAACTCTTTGTCCATTCTCTTCCTTTCGGAATTGTGATTGTTGCTACCGTCCATAATAGCATTTCTTTTTTTGAACGATTCCAGTGCCTCGACGAGGCGGCCGCCAGCACCGGGAACTGTGACGAAATCCACGGAATTGACGGGGGATGGTATGAACGACTCTATCACAGGCGGCGAAGGCTCCCCAACGGTCACAATATCGTCGTCCTGTACGAGGGTCGCACCACAGTGAATCGACACGCCGATGATATCCGACACCTGCTCGATGAAGGGCGCCCACTGCTCAACCACCTCGACCGTGGCGTACATCCCCGGCTCGGGGTCGTCCCGCCAGTAAGGCGTCTCGGCAATAACAGCAGCCAGCTTCGTCAACGTGCCCTCAGGGCGCTCGTCCGACTCCGCCTCGGTCGCATGGTCGATGTACATGTGCGTGCCGACGGGGAACGCCTCGGCGAAACTGCCCTGCAGCGCTTCCTTCGTATACACACCGGTAGAGCCCTGGCCCTCGGTTATGAGCCGCACAAGCCACTTGCGCGTCCCCTTAATGGGCTTGAGGACGTTGGTGTTCGTGCTCTCACTGATCTTCATCTTCGGTGTCTCCTTGGTTGAAACCGCCGGGGACGGCGCCCTGGTTGCCCTGTCGTGCCACAGGGTCGCGCACAGCATCGCCGTCGTCTCCACCAGACACATTACCACTCTTCAGAAAATCATTCGGCTCCGGGAGCTCATCGCCGTGAATATCGGGAACAGCAAGCAGGTTGAGCACAGCCTGACGGTACTCGTCCTGGTGGATGGCTCCCGTCGACATAGACGTAGCAAGCGACTGCAAAGCCCGATAGGTCGGGTCCTGTTCGATCGACGGGAACTTGATGTCAACGTCCTTCACCGACGGATCCACGTCCATCATCACCTGTTTGAAGAAGTCCCGCCACTTGCGCTGCTCCAGCTTGAAGCCGTTGATCGTCGGCCTGTCCAGCGTCGTCGCAGCCCCGTACGAGCCGCCCGTCGCACCAGGAGACGACAACAGTGCGATAACCGGGATCCCGAACGATGCAGCCACAAGCGCCGCTAGCGGCTGGCCGTTACCGTAGTTCACCTGTGCGCTAGGTACGCCCACACCCGCCAGAGACTGGTTCGGCCCCAAGCTCGCCGTGGCACCGACCACGTCGCCGCGGTTCGAGATCTCCACAGCCGACTGCCTCTTACCCTGGTTGTTGCTGTTGACTATCGCCCATGCGATCTTCGACAACGCCTTAGACAGCCGGGCGCTATCACGCAGGTAGCCCGAGTAGGCGACGCTCCACAGGGCAGCCGCCAGTGAATCCGGCGCACCGAACGCATGTCCCGCATGCCTGCCCGACGACAGAATGTACACGACGTAGTTGCCGTTCACTTCGTAGGCCGTGTTCGGCGGCTTCCTCAATCGCTGTACGCTCCGCCTATACTCGGCTGTCGGGAACCACTGACTGATCGTGTTCTGCCCGTCCGGGGTCCATGTGCGACGCACATACTTCACGACAGACGAATCGAACGAATCTCGGACGATCTCCTCGATCTCCTCCACGGGCACCAGCGTCAGCTTGTCGGTATGCACCTCGCGGAACAGGAACACGTTCCCCGCACAGAACCTTTCCAAGTTCAGGCTCTCCATCGCCGAAGCGGAGAACAGCGTCCTCTGCGCCGACTCCGACTTGATGAACTTGTCCAGCTTCGCAGACGTGTCGCTGAACACCAAGTCATCGCCGAAGATATAGCTGGTCCTCAGCTGTGCGCCGCGCTTATGCAGCGGGTGATCCCGGGCCATGTCCCTCAGGCCGCGCACAACCTCGTGGATGAAAGCCAGCGTCAGGCCCTTGTCGTCGGCGTAGCTCACCCAGTTGGCGCCCTCGTCCAGGAGGTAGGACCTCTGCGCCTCGTTGATGAACGCGATACCCTCGTCGCTAAACGAGTATGCGTTGGAATCCAAAAGTCTCCCCCATTTCGTGTAGGTAGTCGTCTTCATCGCCGTCCATCATGTCCCCCGCGTCGGAGAACACGGTCTCCTGCTGGACGGCGTCCCGTATGTTCTGGTCCGTTATAGCAGCGTACACTGCAGCATCAGCCAAGTCGGGGGACTTGCCGACGTCCTTTTTCAGCTTGTCCTTCGAGTCCAGGACGAGCCCCCCGGACATCGTGTTATACGAGTAGCCGACAGACAGCAGTTCGTCGTGCAGGTCAATGTCCAGCGGGTCCAGATCCAGCTCGCCTGTGCGGCACCTGTACCGGAACGAATCCCACATGTAGGAGCGGTAGTTGTGCCACCGGCCCCGGTCCGGGCTCGACATAGAACCCCGCACAGCCAAGATGTCGTAGGTGCGGTTAGCATATGAGTTGAGGATGTCGAACATCCCGCCGCCGATCCCGTCGCAATCGATCGCTACGGCATGTGCGCCTTCCCGAAGCGCCAGGTCGTGCACCCTCTGTGCGCTGTGCACCAGGTCCGTCTTCGCCCAGGAATCCACGAAGCGCACAACCCCGTTGACGCACAGGTACACCACCGAGCGGTCCGCGCCGAAGCGCGCTACGTCAACGCCCAGCACCGGTCGGCCTATTTGCTCCCTCTCCGTCAGGCAGGCCGTCTCAACATCTCCTGGCAGAATCAACGAGTCCTCGATGTCGAACGCGAACTCGCCCAGCACGCGAGCCTTGAACCTCGCGCTGTCCTCCCCGTACTCCTGCTTCTTCTGCTCCACGTAGGAAGGCCCGGTGAGCTTCTGCAGCACATTGGGGGGCATGGGCTCGCCTGTGAAGTTCGGACTCTCCAGGACCGAGATGGACATGCGCTTCCAGTTCTCCATCTCTTCCTTGAAGATCTTCCCCAGGTAGCTCATCGGGTCCGTCGGGTTCGCGATCAGAACACGCCGAGACGCCTCGTTCGTCGTGATGTTAGCTAGAGCGTCGATCAGCTCGCCCGAGAGCCCGCAGGCCTCGTCGCCGATCGCCAACACGTCGCCGTGGATGCCCTGGAAGGAGTTCCCGCCCAGGTTGTCCGGCGGCTTCCTGCCGCGCCCCAGCGGGAGCTTCGTCACGTCGTCCTTCCACTGCACGTCCATCGTGATGCGCCCCGGGAGCTTATGGTCGACGAGTCCCTCCTCGAAGCGTCTCTCCACGATGTCCTTCAGCTGCATAACCTCGCGCCACAGCACGTCCTGCACCTGCGCCATCGACGGCGCCGTGGATATCACATAACAGTGCGGGTAGCGGGTGTCCACCCACCAGCATATGAGAACCGCCATAAGTCGGGACTTCCCCACCCCGTGGCCGGCCTTCACGGCCGTCGAATTGTTATCCACCACGGCCCGGGCGATCTCCCGCTGCTTACTCCACAGGGTTCCTTCGTCCGTGCCCAGCATGTACTGGGCCCAGCCCACGGGGTCCGACTTGAAGCTGTCCTGCCGCCTGTGCGCCTTGACGGTGGCGATAGCGCTGTCGATCGCGCTAGCTTTGATCAGCATGGGCCTCCTTCAGCGCCTGATAGAACACTTCGTCCATCGCCTCCGGGTCGAGCAGCTGGCCGTTCGAATACGCGCTGGATATATGAACTCGCACACGCTCCCAGGCGTCCTCCACCAGGTCGAGGATCAGCCGAGTCTGCTGTTTTGTCACCCGAGCCTCTTCCTCGTCGTTGTACTCCTTCACCTTGTCCAAGCGGTCGCCGAGCTGCTTGAGCACGCTGTTGACGGCCTCGATGTGCCGGGCGGCTATCTCGTCCGACTCGAAGCACTTCTCCAGGAAGTTGAAGGCCCGGGTCTTCAAGTCGTACATATCGGCGATCAGCATCTGTTGGCGTTCGAGGTTCGTCCACACGTCGTTGCGCTTCAGCAGGGAGCGCACACGGGCAAGGCACGTCTCAGCCGGCAGGCCGAGCTCTTCGGACATCTCGGAGGGGCTGGCCCCCGCCTGTGCGAGAGTGAGCAGCCTCCTGTCGTCCATCGCCAGCTCGCCGGTCGACTTCTGGATAGCGAAGCGATCCCGGTCGTTCTTCACCAGCTCTTTGGTCGCAGTCTTGGTCTGAGCCGGCTTCTTTTTCGTCGTTTTCTTGGGCGCGGCCATCACAGCCCCCTGTACCGGATCACCACCGGCGCCTCCAGCGGGTCGCACACCTTCACGGTGGGCCGCTCGGCTTGCGTCGTCAGGGTCACGCAGAACGTGCCGCCTTCCGTGTTCAGCGACGTGACCTTCGTCTCCGCCTCGCCGGTAAACACCGTCAGGTATACGGCTTTCACGCCCTTAGCCAGCGCAACGTCCAGGTCGAGGTTGGGCAGCGTGCCGCTGAGCGTCGCAATCGACCCGTTAGCAGTGGCTAAGCGGCTCGTTTGAACGTCGATTCTCATGAAACTCCCTCTCTAGTCAGTCTTAAGAGGAATGTTACCATGCGCACAGCAGACCCCGCCGGGGCATAGCGCTCATCCGGCGGGGTCCTGAGAGAAAGGAGCTTACCTGAACACCTTAACATACTTCTGCAGGCGGCGTCTAGGCCCCGCCATGTGGTCGTACAGCAGTACCCAGCGGTCATCCAGCGTAGGAGCCCATGTGGTACTGTCCTGTGCGGTGATCGGCTGGATCTCGTCGTCCACCGCCAGCACGGACACGTAAGCGTCCAGCCTGAACGGCAGCCTGTCCAGGTCATGGGCTGTAATGAACGCCTGGAACGTCTCGTGTCCGCCGATCACCCATAGTTCGTCTCGGTTGTCGTGTGCGGTTTGCTCTATTGCCGCATACGGGCTCGCCACCGCCTTGACCGTCTTCGTCGACTTCATCGTCCGACTCAGCACGATGTTCGTCCTGTTAGGCAGTTTCTTGCTGCGTTGCGGCAGGGATTGTCGGGTCCTCCGGCCCATCACCACGGTCTTACCGGTAGTCATGTCCTTGAAATGCTGCAGATCCCCTCGGTCGTGCCACGGCAGCTTCCCGTTGACACCTATGATCCCAGACGTGGACTGCGCCCAGATGAAATGCACGTGAAACATCGTGTCTCTCCTCTCGTGTGCGGCGTATTAACTGATACGAGGACTCTAGCAGTGCAAGGCTGGTGTGCGCAAACTTGACTTCCGCCCGTATGCGAGTTACAGTCGGACCATCGAACTGTCGGACTAGAGAAAGGACGCCACATGCTTCTTTACTTCATCGCCGTCCCCGTCGCATTCCTCGTCGCACAGGGGTTCTGGACCCTCATCGCCTACATCGTCACCCGGTGCGGCTTCCCCAAGGCCGGCGCCGTCGTCTTCTGGGTCTCCCTCGCCTTCACATCCCTCGGAGCGATCTCCGCCCTCGCCGCCTTCGCATGGACCCAGCACCAGCTCAACCTCATCGCGGCTTGACAACGGCTCGCTCAGCGTGTACACTGTTTTCGCACAGTAACTCAACAGAGAGGAGAGAACATGTTTTCATGGAACCTGATCGGACGGATGTTCGCCGGTTGGTACGGAACCTGCCGCCTGTGGGGTAGGACCTGGATCTGTTAGTCACCGCAGTCCGGCTCGACAACGCCGTCTGCGACGTGTAAACTGAAGACATAAAGACCCCCGACGTTTCCCGGAATGGGACGCGACGGGGGTCCTTCTTATGCTGTGCGTTACTTATTCGGCGTTGTCGCCAGGAACGGCACTGCCTTGTGGAGGAAGCGGTCCACGGGCTTAGTATTGAGCAGCCACTGTGCGCACACGGTCACCAGCCCCCACACGGCCGCCGTGATCGTGTCCGCCAGGTCGGCTGGCAGCGTCAGGCCCACCTTAGCGGCGAATGCCGCTAGCACGCCAACCAAGGACACCACGAACGTCCGGATGATCGACCGCGCCTTGTGCTGGATCTGCGTCGGCACAAGCTCGTCGAAGCGGTAGGCGTTCTTCCGGTTAGGGTCCGCCAGGCCGCCGTCCCCCTGCGGCAGGCCCCCCGTCTCCACGGTGTGCGCAGCCGCGGCGAACGCCGCTGCCTTCTGCTCGTCCGTCAGCGTGGGGGTGTCCAGGTGCTTAGGCCCTGTGGGCGCCGGAGTCGGCTCGATGGGCGTGGTCACTTGTCCCCCTTCTTCTGTGCGAGCGTGTTCTGGATGTCGTTCAGCTTGTTGATCGTCTCCTCAAGCGCAGCGTGGCTCGCAGCCGGGTAGCCGAAGCCGTAGCCCGGCACGGTCAGGTCGGTGGCGATCCTGTTCACGGTCGCCGTCATAGACTCCACGGCCTGCGTCAGGTTAGCCGCCACCTCCTTCAGTTCCGCGATCGAGTTCTGCGTCGCCTGGGGGTAGCCGAAGCCCTGGCTCGGCACCTTGATGTTCTCGTACAGCCAGCTGAGCATGTTGTGCTCGTCGGGTGTCAAATCGTCTCCTTTACTGGTGTTGTCGTCTTGGTTGCTGTCTTGAATATAGCGCTTGACGATGATGATCGTCGCCGAACCCGTCAGGGACCGGTCCGACAGCGAGTGCAGCCTCGGGCCCCTGCCAGGCCCGCCGTGCCCCCATGTGTACATGCCCCCGGCGTAGAGCTCGACGTGGGAGATCCGCCCGGCGAAAGCGCCCGAGTGCCAGCCCATGCAAATAATGTCGGCCGGCTTCAGGTCACTGAGAGGCAGGTCCCTCCATGAGGTGGCCGATGCCACTGTGCACGCGTCCGGGTCAGCGGCGATGTTGAAACTCCGCTCGCCAATCTCAATACCTGCACACTGCCTGTAGGCCTGCGCTATCGTGCTGGAGCAGTCGCCCCACCCGTAGCGCTCCGGGTCTTTGCGGCGGTAGTCGTTCGTGTAGCCGAAGTCACCGTCGTGCTTCGCCATCCACGCCACTATGGCGTTGCGCTGCACGTCAGCCTGCGTCATCCGTCTCCTTCCTACTATTGAGAAGAGTCTTCACCTCAGTATACGGCACGAAAGCGCCTCTATCCGGACGGGGACTGTGCGCCGGAATTTTACGGTTGCGTGCAAAGTCATAGCCCTCCCCCTGCTCAAGGCGCACAGTGGGCGAATCACGGTGGGGCAAATGGAACCCCACCCACCCTTCATCCACATGGCGCACAGCGAAAGGGTAGCCGCGCAGAAGCGGGCCGTCGTTACCGGGTGTCGAGCGCCACGCCGCGTCGATCAGAGACTGCAGCGCGTCCAGTTGCGCGTTGAACTCCTCGATCTCGTCGTTCGCCTCGCCCCGCGATATCGCTGCCCCGTCCCGCGTCGGGAACGGCGGGTTGAAGCCGCACAGCGATCTGGAGGCCGGCCGGTAGCGTTCCTCGAACACGTCTGCAGCTCGGTTGTCCAGGGGCATCTTCCCCGGCTCCCGCTTCATGTAGGCCGTGTAAGCGTCTTCAGCTGCGTATGTGAAGTCCGCTGTTCTATCCTCTTCCATGGCTAGAACCATACCACCCCTTGAGGCGGGTAGCCCGTCGCGTGGAGGGAGAGCGGGTCGTAGTCGGCCGGGGACGGTCGAAGCTGAGGTCGCTTGGGAGTAGCGTGCCACATGTGAGAGAAGCGCACACGGGCATCCTCGGCGTAGAACGCCGGAATGTGCGGGGGCAGCGGCTTTTCTTCGTCGACGACAGTGGTCAGGAGGGCGGATTCCACGAAAATGCGGAACACATTTCTAGCGGGGGTCAGTCGTGCTTTGTTGCCCGCTTCGGAGTTCCTATTCGCCGGGATTATGTCGTTTTGCAGGCCTGTTGGGGTCGTGCCTAGCGGGTACTCGTGGCAGGCTTTGACGAGTACGGAGTAGGGGTTGACTGCTGTTGTCTGACTTCGGTTTTGTTCCGTATTGTGCGGCGGGAACTTGCGCGGGTCGATGTATGCGTTGGATTTCAGGAAGCGCTGCCCGCCCTTATAGGAGGGGTCTTGCTTCGACACCTCCCAGCCGTTGGGCTTGAGGCACAGGGCATAGAAGCGGAAGTTCGAGTTCGAGGTCGGGCTCGGGTCGTAGGGGTGCGTCGGGTCCGGGCTGAAGCACCATAGCAGCCAGCCCACCTCCCACGGGTTGGGTTCGCTGGTGGGGTTGTCTTTGGTAGGCGGGGTGTTGTCCTTATTGCGCAGTTGGGCTATGGTCACGATATTCGCCGAGAACGAGTACACGACCTGGAGGCGATTATGTTTGGTTGGGTCTGGGTCCGTGGAGGGGACGGGCACCCGCTCTATCTTGAGAAGAGGGGTCAGCGCTGGAATGGGGGCAGCTAGGGAGGCCGCCGTGGCGCCCAGCGGCTGGTCCGGGTTGGGGGGCGGCGGAGGGGGCGGCGTCAGGAGGAGGGTCGAGTCGTAGGGCGGCGTCGGGTTAGGCGTTATCGTCGCCTCATTGTAGATCTTCTTTATGCGCACAAGGGGGTGCTGCGGGGGCCGTGGGCTTGTCATGCCACGATTTTATCTCGTCGTCGTGTCTGCGCACAGCACACTGGATCTCATCCAACTGCCCTGTGTGCATGTGCACGAGGTCCGTCAAGACTTTGGTGTTGTTCTCTATGCGGTCTATCGCATCCCGTAAGGAACTCCCATGGTTGTTTTCCATGTCTTGTTTGACGCTAAGGACCTTTCTATTGGTCTTCAATGACGTATAGAGAGTCGCTATAGCGGTTATAAGGGCGCCTAAGCCTACAGCCGGCGCCCCTAAAAGATGGTCGAAGACGAGGATTATGTCGTGCATGAGTCTTATTATAGCGATCATACTGCAGTATGATGTTCCAGTGTTGAAAAATTCGATTCAATGTATGCGGTTGGGTCCCCCCATGAAAGTCGACCCACCCCTCCAAAAATTCCAACTTTTCCCACCAAAAATACAAGTAGCCCCTAGGACGTTAGTCCTAGGGGCTACTTCTCTCACCACTCCAACTTGTATTACCTACCCTACCGTAGGGTAACTTATCGCTTCGGCGATGACGCAGACGAGCCACGCCGCGTACATGAGTCCAACTATTCCAACCCAGATCTTAGTGATAGTGATTCTCAATAGCCCCTCCCTCTCCGGGCCGCCGCCGAAGGCGGCGGCCCCAGTTCGTTTCACGTGAAACGTCAGTCGAGCCCGACTTCGCGGAGCGCGTCCCCGAGCATCTCCACGAGGACGGCGCCTTCGTCATCGCCTTCCTCGAAGGCCGGCTTCAGCCTCGCCTCCACGGCGCCGCCTTCGCTCCGAACCACCACGGTGCCGCCTTCGACGTCGAAGGTGCGGACCTTCGAAGGCCTGCCCCAGTGCCTCCGGGCATCCGCTCGGGCGACTTCGTACAGGCCCAGCACCCGGGCCAGGGCCTCCGCCGAAGTCAGCCTCAGAGCCCGGGTGCAGGCCTCCGTCACGGAGGCGCCCGTGTCCTCGTAGACGCTCCCGAGCCGCTCCAGCACGGCGGCCTCCATCCGCTCCCAGACCGTCTCGGCGTCGACGGGGTCGTCGGGGTCCTGCCCCGCGCAGTCGTGAAGCCAAAGCTCCACCCGCTCTTCGTCGGAGAGCCGGTCCCAGAGCCTGCCGACGGCGTCGGCCTGGATCCCGCTCCACTCGGAGCCGACCTCGAAGGCGGCCTCCGGATCGTAGCAGCAGTCCGCCTCGAAAGGCAGCTCTCGGCCTTCGTCCAGGCTCCACCCCGCGTCTGCGAGGGCGTCGGAGGCGGCGTCCAGGAGGTCGGCGTCGGAGACGGCGGTGAGGTAACGGTCGATCATCAGGGTTTCCTTTCTCTCTTGTCTTCCCGATATCTCCAGTCTAGTCGGCCCGGAGGCCGCTGTCAAGCGGCCTCCGGTGTGATATGGCTAACACCAGTCGAAGAAGCACTGCAGCGACGTCGGCAGGTGCTCCACGAGCTCCTCGCAGGTGGACATGAGCCCGTAGAAGGCGTTCCAGGCGGCTTGTGCGAAGTCGAGCCAGGTCATCGCTCAGGCCTCCCATCCGCGGTTCTGACGGCGGCTCCGGCGTCGTGCTCGCTGGCGCTCGCGGTCGGCTCGGAGGCTGGCGACGAAGTCCGGGATATCGAACTCGGGGATGAAGGTGGTGGTGTGCATCAGCTTTTCCTTTCTCTCGTCTTCGCTGATAGTTCTAGTCTAGTGGCTATCGGGTGTCTGCGTCAAGCCCGTAGTGTATGACCTGTATCACAGTCAGGCCCAGCACCGTCGGTTCGTCTCGGATGCCCGCGTAGGCGTCCCAGCGCCCGAGGTCTTCGCCGCAGCCCCAGCCGGCCAGGATGCCGGCTGCGACGGCGACGGCCGCCCAGAAGCGCCTCACCGGTCCCACCCGCCTACGTCGTCGCGCACACGGAGCTCGGCGTCGTCCTCCAGCGGGGCGTCGACGATGAAGTCGCGGCCGTCTACGAGGCTGACGTAGAGGCCGGAGCCTTGCTCGGAGACGTCGTAGACGGGGATCGCGGCTTCCAGGCGCCGGACGACGGCGTCGGCGGTTTTCCAGGCGTTCATCGGAGTTCCTTTCTCTCTTCGTTCCGATGTCTTCATTCCAGCCGGCCTCCGGAGGGGCTGTCAAGCCCCTCCGGAGTGGGCTGTCTCACACTTCCACGCCCCAGTCGGCGACGGCGCTCCGGAGGGTCGGCCAGGCTTCGGTCTCGCCGCACTCGCGGACCCGGACTGCGCCGTCGGCGTAGACGGTCAGGGCGCCGTCGGGGGTGTCGGCCTGGACTGCGCCGTCGGGCAGGACGAAGGCGGAGCCTCCGAGCTTCTCGGTGAGCGACTTCGCCAGGGCCTGGCTGTAGGGGTACATCGCGGTCATCGGAGTTCCTTTCTCTCTGTCTTCGTTCCGATGTCTCTATCCTCGCACAGTCGAGCGGCGCTGTCAAGCCGCTGCAGCGTGGTGTGCGTCACATTTCCGGGGTTGCTCGGGGCGCCTTCGGCGCGGCGGACTCCGGGCCCGACTGCGCACACGGGAGCTCGGGGCCGACGCCGGCGTCGGAGACCCGCCCGAGCAAGTGTGTTCCAGGTCACAAATTGTATTTTCCAGGGTTGCTCGAGAGCCTATCGAGCGTGATGAAGGTCACATTGTGGTGTTTCTCACATAGCTGCTCGAGAGCCCCTCAGAGTGTGAGATTGCTCACATGGTTCCTCGAGCTGGGACCTTAGTCCCGATTTCGCGAAAGTGAGACCGAACTCACATTTTGAGTTCCGGGATTTTCGCAACACCGACGTTGCGTGATCGCTCGGGGCCGTCGGCGGCGTCGGGGCCCCGGTCGAGCGGGCCCCCGCCTTCGGGGGCGCCCCTCAGAGCTCGCAGACGGCCCTCTG